CAGGTACACATCTATCGTGTCTGACTCTGATATAGTCTGGCCGGCGCCTCCGTTTTCGATGGTTGAGCCATTGTTTATTACAACAGGCAAAGCCCAGCTGTCGCTGTTGTTGGCATTAAGAGCCGTCGTGCTTACATAAGCCGTTGTTATGCCACGTGTTATGTTCTTGATGATTATGCCTATATATACTGCACTCAGATGCAGTATGTCGCAAATGTCCGACAAGTCAAGTTCGCCTTGCTCTCTGTCCGGCATGTCAACCCCAAAATAGGTGAAGTTGTCAGCTGTCAGTTCTGTAGGAAGGTTTACCGTGAACGGCGGCCTTGCGTCATGCCTATATCCCACAAAATCGGTAAGTCTGAAAGGAAAGTCAGGATGTGCTGCAGAAGCACCTTTGCCTGTCGGACCGTTATATCTCCACACAGCCTCGCTATTCTGGTTGCCGTTACTTCCCATATCTGCAAGTTCACTTATGACAGGTACCGTGTATGCCGGCTGGTCTCCGTCGCCATACCACCAAGGCTTATGCGTGCTTGATTGCGGGGTGCCGTTCCAGTCCGAAGAACCTTTTAAGGTGTCTTCCGGGAACATAGCACGCAACGGCACAGGCTTGAACTTTGCCCACATGTTGATGTTTGCATGCGTGCAAAGAGTGCCCACGTCATTTGATGCCGAGCCAAGGACAGATCCGACATCCCTTGTGTTAAGCGGGGCAGATATGATGTTTCCTTCAATTATTCCCATTTTATTCTGTAATTCATTTCCAACTCCACGTTTTCTCAATCTCCGCCAGCCTTTCCTCCAGTGCGGCGATCACCTTTCTCTGCCTCTGCAGCTCCAGCATAATCAAAGCGGTATAATCTACAGCTTTGTATCCATTGGCATCCTCTACAACAAGATTCTCAAGTCCAACTTTTTCTAAGTCTTGAGCTATGACGCCATAAGATTTTGTTTTATTTACATCATCATTCAGATTAAACTCAAAGAATTCAATTTCTTTTATCTTATCTAAGTCTTCAGTAATAGTATTTATATTCTCTTTTAATCTTTTGTCAGATGTTTGTGTCACTTTTGGCGTTGTAATAGAGCCGTCAGAATAATTTATGGTGGTCCTTTGATTAGCCAGTTGTATATTTCCATTGGCATTGTAGACGATATAAGTATAATTTCCTTGTCCATCTGCAACATCAACATTAGCTTTTGTCTGACGAACAAATCTTAATTCACCATTTGAAGTATATGTTTGAAAACTGCATTCTGCCTTTCCGCCAAAATCATTAATGAAGGATTGTGCAAGCCAGCTTTCATATTTGGCATAATAATTAACTGGTATTACTAATCCATTGGCTGTTATTTTCCCGTTAACGGTTACGTTTCCGTTAACGGTTCCACCACTCAATGGTAAATATGATTTATTCCCATGTGAAGTATATAAACTACTTAATTGGCTTGCTTGAGTTTTTGTCATATAGCCATTTCTTGCAGAAGTGGCATCAAGCATAGTGACTTGTATGGTTTGAATTTTGGGCCTACTTGAATTTATGGGGTCGGTAGAAGTCACGTATGTCGCAACCAGTGGGGATACAAATTGAAATCCTACTTTGTTGCTAGTAATATTAATGTCGTGACTAACTGTATTGCTTGGAGACGTTACCGATGAACTTTTATTAAAGAATATATGCTTTAGAGTCGTATCTCCATCTACAGAGTAGTCTGTTTCTTCCAGATAGCTTCCATTCCATATATATGTCTTTTTTAATTCTTCATCATAATATATGACTCCTGTTTTAGGGGTGATTCCGTTTGTGCCATCCTGGCTGCCAAAAGATGAAGAGGCCTTATATGCTTCTTCTGATGTCTGAGCCCAAGCAGCTTGACAACTTGTGTATACAGATGTTGATGCATTAGTGGCAACAAATCGTTTTTTACTCTTATCATAAACAACTTGCTTAGGATTAATAAGAGAAGTACCAACAGAAGCCATGGTCGTGCTTGATACCTGTTTTGTGAAGTATATAACTTCCTTCGACCTGTACAATAGCTGATCCTCTTCTACAAAACCGTTTTTATCAAGTCCGGCAAAACCATTATCAGCCCCTTTTAAACTTTTCAGTTTATCCAGAAAGTGTGAAAGTCCTGTTTCATCTAAAAATTTCATAGGCTTGTATTTTAATTACAAGCAGGCGGGTAATACCTGCTTGTAACATTTCTTATGAGAATAAACTATCTATATCTTCTGTAGGAATAGCCGTGGCTACACTACCGTCAGCCATAAGAATTTGTGATGATGTTCCTCCACTCTTCTTTATAGTAGAACCTGTTACAGCTCCACCAGCTGTTAATGCTCCTCCTGCAGAAAGTGCTTTAGTTGAAGGATTATAAGTTAATCCTGGAGCTTTATTTACAGACCCTGTTTCTTCACTTGTATTTCCAGAAGTTTGAGCTAACAAAAGATTAAATGCACCATTTGAGCTTGTGGCTTTTTGAGTAACTTTTGTGTCAGATCCTGGAGTATTCTGCCAAGGAACATTTACGAACATAGCGCCGTCACCGCTCATTTGCACGGGATAATATTTCCCCTCCTCAGTAGATGGACTGTTTACAGACGGTTTGGCTATAACTGATGAAGGTTTCACCAAACCTGCCGTAGACGTCGTTGCAATACCATATGTAGTGTCCTGTGCAGGTATTCCTAGTGCAGTAATATCGTTTTTTGTAACTGCAGTTCCTTTTGTTACGTGTCCTTCTGAATTGGTTGTTATCTTATATAGCTTTTCTGTACTTAAAGCCACACCCTTTGCCTGCGCATGGTTATAAGCTATTTTACCATAGTCACCCCTAAAAGCCGTATTTGATGTTTCTCCGAGTGCTAAGTCAGAACCTGAAGCTACCAGTTTTGCGGATGAACCGGCATATCTGTAGTTCTTGGCATTTCCCAGATTGACATATATCACTCCGTCTTTAGGAGTAACTCCTTGCCCCTGCACAGGAGTTCCATAATCGGTATAAACTCTAATTTTGTCTGTTTCTGCCCACGCTGAATAATATTCTGGACTTCCCAAACCGCCCTCCGGGGTAATTGATGCAACAAACACATCCTTATCACGCAAATAAACTATTGATGTAGGTTTACCTGTTGACGCCTGTTTAATCGTTATGCTGGCACTATTTGCAATCTCGGTTTCGAACTCTAAGGCATCATCCATAAACATTGGCAGCTGAGATGAAGGAACCTTTCCGTTTTCATTAAGCGTGGCTACACCATTCTTAACTCCCATCTCACTGCGCTTGACCTGAGCGTCATTTGTCACATTGCCAAGTATGGTAGGATTGCTGCTTATCTTCTGCCCGTTAATTGTATAATTACCAACTGTTGTTTTTGCTGTACTAATAGCACTATCTACATAAGCCTTTACTTTATCCCAAAAATGAGACAAGCCTGTTAAATCTAAAAAATTTGCCATAATTATATTCGTTTAAATTAATAATTCATCTATCTTGCCTGTTCCACCTTCTATATATCGCCATTAACATACTGGCATTTAGTGATGGTATATCCCAAACTTTCAGTGCTTCCGCTTATCTCTAGCTCAAGCCTGCGGCCTTGCGTGTCCGCATTGCGTGATACTCCGTGCAACACAACGCCACTTCCACCGATATTTCCCTTGTTATATACGTCAGGATATATGTCAAATGGTACTTCAGTAGGCGAGCCGTCTAAATCATTAATAGTCGTAATAGTCAGATAAGCCCTGCCTTTAGGGATTGGCTCTTCTAAATTGTTATATTCATTTAAAAACTCATTTATGCCGCTTTTGTCAACATTAGACAGTCTATATGTCCCGCCTGAATATGATATGCCCGTTCTGTATTGCCTTGGCAGATTAAAAGCGGCATTGAAGTTAAGGTCTCCCAATGAGACTGTCAGCAAACTATATGTTGCTGTATATCCATCACTGCCATCACTCTTCACAGAAACAAAATATTGACTCAACGAGCCGACACCGACAAATTCATCAGATTGATAAATGCCTATTGCCGTAAAACCAGTTGCGTTATAGCTTATCACAGACATCAGAATATAATCTTTTATCTTAGGCTCATCGCTTATTGGCTGCGTCATGTATAGCAACGCAAGATTGCCTGCGTTAATATCATCTAAATAAGCCTTGATTGTTGCTGTTGATGTAGTGTCGAATTTTGCTTTGCCGCTATCAGGCATCGCCCATACTTTATATACATTCATATCTTCTAACTCCTCTCTATTAGTTGACGGTAAATCCGGTAATTGCTCTAATGTTATTTCTTTTGTCGTATCTTTATCTATAACGACTTTTTCACTCACTGTATAATATCCGCTTAGAGACACTTCTATACTGACTTCAGTACCCTTTTTAACGGATATGGTGCTTTGCGCTACTCCGTTTATCTTAATCAGAGCTTCCGCAGGTACGGCTGTCACTGTCAGCGTGTATGTCGTCGTGTCTATTTCTATATATTTTCCATTATCCGCAAGAAACTTGTCGCCACGGCCCCCTGTTTCAATCTCAACCCCTGTCAGTTCGCTTATCTTTTTATATGTGCCGTCATTCGCCAGTACCTTATAATCATTTCTCAAATATCCGTCTTCTGATTCCACCTGCTCAGGAACACTTGTCACATCCCATTGGACTTCTTTAACATAAGTAGTCAACTCTTCAGGCATCTTGTCTGTGTCAAAAGCAAACTCTATTCCTCTTATTGTCATTCTCCCCTTACCGGTATTGACGGAAGCGTCCATATTTATTTCTGTGGCCGAAAGAAGCATCTTGTAATAAGTATCAGCATGGTATATACGCATCTTGTCATATACAACATCTAAATAATCTGTCAATGTACTGCTCTCACTTACCACAAAGGCACCACTGAACTGATACTGATTCGGGTATTTAACCTCCAGCTTGTCTATGTAATCCTTTATAGCCAATAGCCCTTCCTTGCTAACTATCCTTGTATTACGTGGAGCGTCATCAGATCTTCGCCCTTCGGCGTTTATCTGTATATAGCGCCCTGCTGACTTTACTCCGTTTTCTTGTCTTTCCTCATCTATGACTTTGTCTACATAAGTTTTGACCTTACTGAAAAAATAAGACAGCCCTGTTAAATCTAATAATTTCATAGGCTTATATTTTTAATTACAAGAAGACATTAGCCGACTGCTTGCAATATCGTTATTCTGAAAATAAATCGTCTATCTCTCCTGTTGTAATAGTTTCAATGTCTCCTCCTCCTTGATATATCTCTACCAATTTAGTTGAACCATCATACTTATAATTCTTTAAATCAGTTTTGTTAAGATATGGTATTCCTGTTTTAGGAACTCTTCCTTTATTATCTGAGGCTACGTCCCCATATTTATCCGCATCTGCTACATTATCATTAGGTCCCCAGTTCGCATAATATTCTCCATTATAATATGCACAGAATACATTTTTACTTTCAATATAAACAATATATTCTGCCTCTTTTGTAGAGGCTAGTTTAATATCAAGGTCGGGAGGAACTAATGTGGGGATTTGAAACTCCAGCATGGTATCAATATAATTAGGAAGTTGATTATCTGTCAACTTGCCACTACCTGTTAAAGTAGCAACGCCATCAGGCGCACCTTTCTCGTTTGCACTTATTGATGTTTCTGATACATGGTTCTTCACTTTTCCCCAAAAATATTCCAGTCCGTCTAAATCTAAAACTTTCGCCATAATTATATACGTTTTATTTTTTTGTTATCGCATCTATCTCACCGTTTGTTATTGTCTGAAAATCTCCACTTCCACCCCCTGTATCTATAACAGTCCACTCGCCCCACGTACCCTGAGAAACTGAACTCGTATCTTCTTGTATATGGTAACTTCTATAATATGTGTATATTTTATCATCAGAATCACTGCCATTAAAAGGTAAAAGATAATGAGTTGTGAACACTTGTGTAAATACATGTGCCGAATTATCAGAAAAACAATCTAATACTCCTACAATATACTTTTTCTTTCCATCAACACTTTCATCTGTTACTGTAAATCTACAAGGTGCGCCGGCTGCCATATATAATTCCATCTTGGATAAATCAAAATCCAACTCATTTATACCAATAGTGTTTATAATAGCACCAGTTGTTGCCTTCTGAGACATAACAGCATCCTCGTTATTTCCTGTTTCCTGTACCACCTCAGCCCCCGTACCTGCGGCTCCTTTTAAAGACGCCAACCATTCTTCAACAGTCCCTTTAAAACCTTTAGCAACAGCAATATCGTAGGCAGAAAGGCCTGAAAGCTCCAGCGTAAGAGGCTGCAATGTTATTATGGCCTCCACATCGCTGTCCGCTGGAGCATCGGCCTGAGCAGAATGGGCAACGAGGCGCACAAAACGACACTGGTCTGCAACAGATTGACCAATATCGTTTTTCTTTGAATATACAATGATATCATACTCCCCAATAGAATACTGGTTGTCGCCCTTCCATATAGCAATAATTTTATTTTCATCTATTGTGAAAGGAAGTATTATTGGAGACATCTCTGGCTTCTTTCTGTCATGCCACGCTTTTAATACATCACGAGAGGGCTGCTGACATTTACCACCATTAAGCATTACTGTACACGTCTCAACTTTTATACAAGGATGCTCGTGATGGTTTTTATAGTCTATTATTTCTTTGCTTGGCACGACTTCTACGCATAAGTCGAGTTCTTTTAAATTTTCCACATCACCGCTTAACCTAAGCGGCCATTCAATCCTTATATCGTTGCCTATTCTTATAGATTTCATTTCTGCCTGCTTTATTGTTAATTGTATGTTATCGTTATCGTGCTACCAGGCTCAAATGGATCTGTAGTCCACCATACATACACTTGATCCTGATATACTGCCTTACCAAGCTGCCGTATTGGCTTGTCGCCAATCGTAGGAACTTTTCCAATTGGCAGGCCAACAGCAACAGTCTGCTGGTCTCCACTGCCCACTTCCTGCGTGTATTCTCTATCTGTTGTCGTGCCAAACGTTTCAGGTATGCTTTCAAACATTTCATGCTCAAACTTGTAAAGCATAGTTATATCCACATCACCGACGATTAACTCTACATCTTGTCCAACTCTATACCTGGGCACGCGATCATTGAGTATATTTGTTATATTACGTGAAGTTTCAAGACATATTGACATCTGTGGCTCCATAAGTTCGGGTGAAGTATATCTTAACCATTCTGACAATGCACGTGCTACGATATATGCGTGCATCATCTGGCCAAGTGGCGTGCATCCGGCAAGGTTGAAACACAACGGCATTATCAATATCATTTTTATGTTTCCACTGTTCAGCATTTTATTACTTGTCGTATGCTGATCGCTCCAGATGTATTCTTTACACATCGACATAATTTCAGAAGCTGCGTATGATATCGCACGCGACATCAAATCCGTATTTTCTGTAATGTCTGATGTCTCTGCGCTGTTTTTAGATGAACGGATTATAGTCATGAGCCTTGATGCTTTATCCTGCACTTCACGGCTTAAAAGCGACATGTCAATAGTTATTGTTATCCTGTGTTTGCGCATGACTTTATCAGATGTTTACTCTTAATTGTTCAACACTCATTTCATTTAAAGCTTTTGCCATATCTCCATTAAGATACGTTAAGGCAACAAGCGAAGCTATTTTAAGCACTACTGCACGATATATTTCATCTTCAATCTCAAATGGTCCGTCTGTATCTTCCTCTCGTGGTATATACACAAACGTAGCTTTTGCGCTCGTGCTTTCACTTGAAAAGAACTGTATTACCTTTCTACCGCCTTGTGCATCTGTTGACAAGGCCACAACAGGACGCGACACGCAGCCTCTTACTCCTTTGTACTTACTGAACTGCATTGCATAGAAGCTGCTGTCTGGTGTAATGTAATTGCTTACTGCATACAGCCAGTCTGACATTCTGAATGACACGAACCGCAAATAATCATCCGGTAAAGGTATCTGTCCAATAAACTTTGTTTCATCTATCCATTGCGGCGCAACATCAACAGTTGAATTTGGTCTTAGCTTGCTTAACGGCGCATAAAGCCTTACAGCGTTTATCCCGTCTGCAATCTTTGAACCTATTATATCATCCATTTCAAGTGTTGTACTATCCGTTATTAAGCCAGATTCATCTGTAAACGGAGTAGTCTTTGCATTCTCGTCAATGGCTATTCTGACATCTTTTATTATAGCTTCTTTTGTTGCCTGCATACGCTTACTTGTCAAATATGATATTCACACCGTTTGCCTTGCCTGCGTCAACTGCTGCGTCTGTGCTTCTGATACTTGTGCGAGTAATACCGAAATTTTCCGAAAGATAATTCTTTGCATCAGCAAGTGTGCTGAAGTGCATATCCCTCATCTCTTTGCTCTGCACTTTTGGCTCTGCAGCTTTTGCAGGCTTGTCGTTTACAGTTGATTTTAAAAAGAACTTGTCATTGTACCACGGATGCTTCTCTATCTTTTCTTGTAGTTTTTCATCACTTGTGATAAAAAAACTTTCCTTGCCTGAAGTCGGTGAGAAGGCTATACGTTGTTCCCCTACTGAAAAATGCGGTATTGAATAACTTGAATATATCTTTTTCATGATGTGTGTGTTTATTTTAATGAAATAGTCAAGAACGATATTATTTGTTTTATCAATTAATATCTGCCCTTGACTATCTTTTATTATTTTATGTTACGCCTCTTTCGGCGCAAGCTGAACTCTTGCGTGTGCTTTTGCGTTCTTTAGTACAAGGCAGCTTACCTCCTGCAATACAACTGCATCAGAATTTCTGATACCTGCTGTTTTCAGATCTTTCGCACTTCTCTCAAATGCAATGAAAATACGCTTCTCCAGATATCCGTCCTCTATAGCAAAACCGCAGTCGCTCATTCCTGCCTGGTCGAACAACTCGTGATGTATAAGCAACACTTCGCCAAAGTCCGTCTTGAAACTTACGAAAGTAAGATCCCAAATTGAAACAGTTTCCTTCGCACGGAAACGCTCACTCTTGATCTTAGAAATAGCAGCTACCATATCAGAACCGGCAAACAATACTTTACGCTTTGTAGATGCCACACCGATAAACAGATCCTTTGAAAAATCTACAAGCTCATTTTCATCAATGACAAGTTTCTTTCCGCCTTCCGCCTCTTCATCAGCTACCCAGCGGCCAAGTGTAATATCCTTACCGGCCATCCACCAAATACCTTTGGTAAAGTAGGTTATCTGATTTTTCTTTGAACTATGCTGTATCTTATTCTTTACGCCAAACAATGATGTAAGCTCTCGTGTCAGTTTGAAGTCATAAACGGCTTCCTCTTCCATATCCGAGAATGTCCAGCCTGGCTCATTAGCCCACATCTTTTCAAATGTTGACTGCTCTACCTGTAACATGAAGTTCTGGCAATACTGCTCTTCTGCTGTAGGAAGATTATTAAACATACCAGTCTGTGCGTCAAATTCCGAACAGGCTTTACCCATTCTCAATAGACGTGTATCTGCCAAAATCTGCGGAAGTCGTATAGGACGGCCGCTCTCGTCCTTCTCGCCGTTTACTGCATATACTGATATATCACCGGTCTTTTCATCTATTCCGATAACTTTCAGCATAAGATCCGGCACAATGTCGCCTGCTCCGTATGCGGTTCCGTCCTCTTTTGTAATTCCTTTTACGCCAACTACGCGGATAGTATCATCTTCTGTAAATAGGTTGCCGTCAGTTACCTTTATCGTTGTTCTGTCTCCTGTTGTCTGCTTCTCTACCTGTTCTTTCAGTGTTGTTGATACCGGACGCGTGCCCACTGAATAATACTTTGTAACCATTGAATTAATATGCCTGCCGCCTTTGCCTCTGGTAATCTGCTCAAGAGGCGTTGACATAGGGCGTATCTTCATTACTTTTTTATCCAGATCGGTCAAATGGAAATCGGGATCACCGTCACGCTCTGTCTGCGTCACTGAACTTGCACCGCTGTCCGAAACATCGCCTGCCTCTTCCGGATTCTGACTTTTACCAGTACCGAGATTACCTGAATCGCCTGCAACAGTCTTACCTGCATCGGGCAAGTCTGTTGCAGCTGCCATAATAACGCTGCTGTTGGCGCCAGTCAAAGTAGCTGCCATAATGAGCAAGAAGCTCATAAAAATTTTAAAATACTTTCTCATGTTTTTAAATGTTTAAGTGATAATTAATATTTCATTCTCTTTGCTTTTTCCCACGGATCTTCCATTGTCGCCGATGCAAGAAAACCATTATCGGGATTTTCTTTGCGTTTTGAAGCGTTGCCGGTAATCATAGGCATACCGTCTCCCTTGCCCTTCTTCATGCGCTCTTTTATCTTTTCGTTACGTCCCATTGCAGCACCTGTTTCTTCTGCTGCTGCCACGTCTTTATCGTAACTAAGGCCTTTGGAGGCAAAATCAAGCATTTCAGGAGTAATGATACCTACAAGCAAATTACCGAACTGGGTATTAATAAACTCTCTAATAGCGTCCACCTGGTCCGGCGTCATGTTCTTTGATTTTGCCCATTCTTCGATAATCGCCTCTGATGCGTCTGCGTTCTTCTCAAATTCAGCCTGTAGCCGGTCGTTTTCTTTTATCTTCGAAGCATTTTCATCAAGAGCGTCAGCAAATGCCTTAACATTTTCTTCTGAAGGATCATCAATCGCGTCTTTAAATGTCTGACCAAACCGGCGCATTAATGATATGCCGATTTGTTCTTTGCCGTCGAGAAGATCTGTCATAAAGAATGCTGCGTTCGGATTTTCCATAAACATCTCATTTAGCTTCTTGTTTGTCTCGCGATGTTTACTTAGTTCCTCATTATTACTGTTGTATTCATCTTCCAACGCGCCATAGTACGCTTCTTCATCGTCCATATTCACGTCTGGATGCCGTGCAGAGAATTTTTTCCTAAATGAATCTCTACGACTGAGTTTTGTTTGATTGTCGTCTTTTGGCATATATCATGTTTTTTTAGTTAATTATATTCACACGTGGCGAATTTATTTGTTTTTTTTAGAGTTTGGAGCATATCTGCGCAACTCTGATTGTCGTTTGATTATTTTTGTAATAAATTATGGTCAGCTAATGAGGCACAAGGGTAACAGGAATGAATTTAAAGATTTGCAGGATAACGAAATTATGCAGGCCTACCGAAAGATTTTCTACAAACATGGTGGCACTGTGGGGGTAAAAAGATTATATGAAATGATTTCGTCCGAGCCAGCAAGCCGTTTCTTTGTTTCCGACTTACAGGCTACAAGAGTTATCGCCAAAATGTACGCTGGCCATAATCTTTCAAACATGAGAGGCACTCGTAGGCGTATGTATGAGGAAATTTACAGGCGTGTCACCGAGTTGATAAACAAGCATCCAGGAATGACAATATGTAAGGCTGTATCTGAAGTAGTCTCACAACCGGCACCTGAAATGTACATCGGAATAAGGCAAATATCATATATAATCGACAAGGAGAAAAAAAGATGTTACGAAGAAAGAAAACAAAGATTGCGGCATTGCTTTTAAGCATTTTCATTTTGTTCATAGTACCTTTTAATTTCAATCCTTATGATGTTGGATTATATGAAAATTGCCCATTACATTGTAGACTACTATTTCATTTTTTTCATGCTAATTTCATACACGCATTTCTTAATGTATGGTGTTTTCTTTCTTGCGTGTTTTTAGCTGAAATGTCAATGTCGCAAATTTTAATTGCTTATTGTATCGCTTGCACTGTGCCATTTATGGCAGACTTGCCGACAATAGGACTTTCAGGTGTATGCTACGCATTGCTTGGCAACATTATGATATATTCAAAAAACAAGACCAATTTTAATTGCATCATCTTAATATCTATACTTGCGCCATACGTTTTTATGCATAATTCAGTGAATAGCGAGCTTCACGGCTATTGCTATATATGTGGCATTATTGCCAGAATGATTATGAAACTAATCAAATGCAGGAAGAGATAAAAGACATATTAAAAGAGAATAAACGCCGTATTGATGTTATCAACGCTGTGTTTGATCCGCTTACAGGACAAGGCTCCACAGGTGAGCGCAAAAAAGTGCATATATCCGGTATGCCTACTACTGATATGTGGCTGCCAACTGAAATGCTCGAAAACACATTTATAAGTGAGCTTATTGAATGTGGTTCTGTAAGAAAATATATTAAGAAACTCGGTTTTACCTATAATCAAGAAGTCCTTGATTATATTGTCGAAGGTTATATCCGCGTCAGAATAAAATATGATTTTCCGTTTTGGGCGTACTTGCTTTTTAAAATTAAGCCTAAAGGCGGCGGAGATGATGTTCCGTTCAAACTTAACAGACCACAACGTAAACTTGTAAACGAAGGTTTCTGTAATACCAAAATACTTCATGAGCCTGTAAGATTAATCATACTGAAGGCCAGGCAATGGGGCGGCTCTACTTGTACTGACGCATTTTGCGCATGGCTCCAGCTCGTTCATGGCATAGGACTTAACTCTCTTATTTGCGCACAAGTTAAAGATGCGGCAAATGAAGTTCTTGATATGTTTTATCGTGGCATTACATCTTATCCTGTACGGTTATTGCATAACATGGGTGATGAATATCGTCAGGACGAAACTAAATGGTCTGGAGTCGGCAACTCTACCAATATACATCGTGTACCACAACGTAAATGTAAAGTCAAAATAGGAACGGCAGAAAAGCCGGACAGTTGCCGTGGCGGTGATTATAACCTTGTACATTGTACTGAGGTCGGCGTATGGAAGAAAACAGACGGCAAAGAGCCTGAAGATATCATTGATGCGGCAACTTCTGGTATTCTGCTTAAAGCTTTCACACTTATTGTCTACGAAAGCACGGCAAAGGGAACAGGAAACTTCTTCCATCGCGAATGGGTTGCTGCAAAGAACGGCAGTTCTCAATTCTCGACTATATTTGTTGCATGGTATGAGATAGACCAATACAGCATGGAGTTTAAGAACGAGGACGAAAGGGCTGATTTTGCTGTTTGGCTGTGGGAAAATAGGTTTAACGAAAATACGATGTCTGACCGCGAGGAACCGGGCAAGTATCTTTGGTGGCTATGGGAAAAAGGCGCAACACTCGAAGCTATTAATTGGTATATACAGGAGCGCAGAAAATACAGAGACCACGGCCACATGGCTTCTGAATATCCCTCTGACGATGTTGAGGCGTTTGTGCACAGCGGCGCACGTGTCTTTGATAAATATGCGGTTGAAGCATTCAGAAAGGACTGCCGCAGTCCTCTTGCCGTCGGTGACATATACGGACGTGATGTCAAAGGCGAAGATTGTTTAAAAGATGTCCACTTTGCCAAAGATAATCAGGGGCTGTTATGGATTTGGCAATATCCAGAGATATTTCCTGATGAACGCGTATTGCATAGATATCTTGTAACTGTTGATATCGGTGGACGCGGAAATAAATCCGACTGGTCCGTGATAACTGTATTTGACAGGTTTGATATGATGTACGGCGGCAATCCTTCTGTTGTCGCACAATGGAGAGGGCATATTGACCATGACCTTCTTGCATGGAAGGCAGCACAGATAGCAAAATGGTATGATAACGCTCTTCTCATAATTGAGAGTAACACGCTTGAGACTAAAGACAAAGATCGCCAGGTCGACGGCGATCAGTCAGGTTTTATCCTTAACAAGATAAAGAATATCTACGACAATCTATATTCTCGCCAGTCTACTGACGAGGATGCGGTCGTAGAAGGTGCTGAGAATAAATATGGCTTCCACACTAATGTAAATACAAAGCCTAAGATAATATCTCTTCTGATAGAGATTATCAGAGATCATTTATATATAGAACGTGATAGTCGGTGTCTCGATGAATATCTGACTTATGAGCTTAAAGAGGGTGTGTATGCTGCTATTAGTGGATGCCATGATGATATGCTTATGACGCGAGCAATAGGCCTTTGGATATGTTATCGCGAAATGCCATTACCTGTATTCCAGAAAACCAGTAAAGAAAATTATATTTCTTATGGTAGTAATGTATAATATTTTAATTGTTTGTTTATGAAAAATATTTTTATGAGTTTAAAATTGCTCAAAGCAAAGATTGCATATAATTATGCAAAGCTGAAGGCTTTACAACTTTATCGCCTTAAAGGTATGCAACAGTTTATACTTATGACTGACGACGGCCGGCTGCTTGTCATGGATAAGTCTGTGTTTTACAAACTTCGTAAAAACAAGAATATGCCTAACTATATTCAACCGCACATGCTGCCTCGTCTTTCTGTTTGGTATACTCAATGTTTCAAACACGGAAAGAAGTTGCCGGCAATGCCGCTTAATACGGCTAATAAACGCAAGTTAAGATACTTGCAATACATTCGGAACAAAGCATAAATAGTCGTCCCTTAAAAATCCATTTTTGCGAGATATTGTTCAGACACAGTATCTCGCATATTTTTTGAAGCATGCTCCAAGAGCTTTTATGCTCTTTGGAAATTATAGGCCGCTACCGTAAGCGTTCGTTCACTACTGCGCAGGTGAGTATTATCATTGAAGCACTTGGTGAGTCTTAAAACAAAATAACCACTATCATTGTCGGCAATAATGACAGTGGTTATCGGTGATTTTTCTATTTTTCCCATCTAAGACGGTATATATAGCCAGGTTCTGGATTCACAATGCAATATGAATATTGTTTGTTTCCAGAGTTAAAAGGAACACTCTCTATATAATCATAATCCCCATCAATTTGAGCATCTATCTTTTTACGCTCAAATACAGCATTTAAATTATAATTACTTGGTTTATATGGAAGTAATATTCGATAAACCATCATTTCTATGGGACTTTCAAGTTTACAACTTAACCAAGGTTTGGCTTTTCCATCAAAATCGTCATTTTCAGTTTTGATGTTCACCACGGTACACTCATTGTATCTTAGCGGACGATTGAACAGAATTAGAGCATCATCCCATTTTTCTTTATCTCCATTATGAGATACGTTTCTTATGTTTTGTGCATTAGATGTTATGGTTGGCCTTTTTGTTCCACTCCATTTAAAGTTATAACTAATTTCTGTAAGAAAAAGCCTCTTGCATTGTATCAGTCTATAAACCTCGAAAGTCGAATTTTGACCATCTTTACATTCGAAAGTATAAAAAGACGATATGCTACGATATTCTTTTTCTGAGCTTTCAAGTATTAATTTATTAATACCTCGATATATTACATAAAGTAATACAAGAAGACAAACACAGAAAATAGATAATGCAATAATACACGCAGTCTTATCGTTTACAAATAATGCGACAAAACCTGTAATTGAACAAAGTGACGCAAGCAACGTATACACTCCGCTTACGTATGTTCTAAAAAATGTTATTATTCCGGTTTTATGCATCGGTACCCATAATTACATCCTCCATTATTTGTATAGAGGTGGCTCGAAGGCTCTCTATAATTGTTATTGTAAATTTATTCAAAGATAATCTTATTGTTAATGATAGTGCAGCTCTTTGAGTTTTTATTACCCTTATTACTATTAATCTTGTTATTGTTCTACGTTGCAAAGATAGACATTATTTTGGTAATATACGAAACTTTGAGCTAATGTTTCACAAAAGTAGCACAAATATTATGCTTTTACACAAAAAAAATATTAAAAACATTGTTTATCTCATAATAAAGGAGCTGTCTTTTAGGCAGCTCCTTTTATTTATTTACGTGTCCATTCACCATTTACAAAATCTAACGTTCCGTCGCTTATACTGTCAAGCTTATTTATAAGCTCTTCTTTCAGTCCGTCACGTATTTTTGTCAGTGCGTCCTTTTCGCCTTCGTATCTTTCATTATCGTATGCATCTATATCTCTTATTCTCTGATTTAATTTATCAAGTCCACCTCTCTTGTAAGCATCAATCATCAACATGCGTTTTCCTGAAGGAGTGTCTAATAAGTCATTCAACGACTTTAAGAACTCAGGGACATCATGCTCCGCCTCTTTCTTGTAGCCGTTAAAACGTTGCTTTGACAAATCGTATTCTTTCATATACGTTTTATATCTGTCTCCACTGTTATATGGGTTTCCGCTCTGACTGTTTTTCCAGTTCCTTGATACTATAGGCACATTCTGTATGTCTCTCATATCTTCGTCCCAAATCATGCTTATTGTCTTTCCGAATTTTGACGGGAAGTTGTATAGTCCGCCCAAGTATGAACTTAATAGGTAATCTATCATTGCAGGATTTAAATCAATAAGTCCTGGAGTGTATTTGTCTGATACATCTGCGCCAAATTTAGGCATAACGTTGTTCAATACTTCTGTACTCTTAACAAGCCATTTTGGAGTACCGGCATACGCTTTCATGTATTCAGGATAGCCTTCTATAAACTGACTGTCATTGTATATCTTCTTACCATAGAAGTTTCTATTCTGAATAATATCAACAAACGGCCGCGCAATAGTGGGTGAAATACTTTGAGCTAATGTTCCGTTAAATAATGAAACAGGCAACAAATCACTTAGCTGCAATAATGTTTCAGCAGCCATTTCTTTTCCATCAATCATTCCTTCGCCATACTCCCACATCATTTCTCCTAAACCGTATGACACACGCAATTCATAACTTAACGGAATTGTAACAAAGTTGTTTCCGCCTATAGGTATTGCAATATTTGTGCGTCTTACCCATTTAGGCAGGTCCTTGTAAGATTCAACAACATTTTTGTCGTCATCATCTCCGTCTCCGCCTCCGACAACTGCCTGCATTATTGCAGGTAGTGCATATCCTAATAATGTAGGCAAGCCTGCTATCATCATGGAGCTTCTTAATGGGTGGTTTCTGAAGGCCATGCCGGCCTTGTTCAGACCTTGTATTGAAGGATTGACAAATATCATCCAACGGCGTAGCCCTCTGAAAAATCTATATATAAAGCCATCCCCGGGAAGTCCATCCGCTCCTCGTGTATTGAAGTTGAGCGATATCTCTTTCGCATCTCTTATTGATCTGTCAATAGTTCTGCCCTGTTCACGAGATGTAACATAAGTTGCATAACGTGTAGCATCTTCAAATACGGTGTTTGCCCTTTCTGTAAATGCAACGGCAGCCCTTGCAGCCTTTGGCAGAGATACAACTGAATTTATACTCTTGATATCACGTTTTATCTGTTTTTTATAATCATCAGCACTAAGCATATTTGTAAAACCGGTTTCTCCACCATTTGACAGGAACTCCTGCATATAACGTTCTGCCTTATTGTTCGTATTGATATTACCGGTTTTAGCCTTCTTTATCAAGCTGCTTAAATATACTCCAGTTGTTATAGGATTGTATTTAGTCATGTTCTTTGCCCACTCTTTTTGGTATGACCACGGTTCGGTCGATGCTACAATAGAAGCGGCAAAACCTGCATCGCGCTGGTAGTTTGTTACCACAAACTCCGGATTAACGCTTGTATATACCTGAGACAAAAATCTGTTCACTTTTGCTACGGCACTTCCATATCTGTCTACATCATTAAGCTCACCATTGATAGCTTGCGCTGCTCGCGGACTGCCATTAACAAAGATATTATATTCTTTGCCGTTTATGGCTACGCTTATTCTATGCTGCGCTTCTTCTCTCTTTGTGGTGTGTAATCTTAATATAAGACCTTTGCGGTTTTGTGTCGCTTTTCCTTCCTTCTTCAGCTCACGCATACGACTTTCAAAATCTTCAACTTCTTCAGCAACTTGTTCTGCCGTCATCTCTGAATTTAAATCAGGGAATACTCTTTCCCAAATCGGATTATCTTTGGTACCCATATTCTGATACCATTGCCGCTTGATATTCAACAAACTTGTATCATGGTTCATAGCAAGATTATACACAGCTTGCTTCATTCTATTTCTGTTGCCCTGGAATATTGCATCTTGCATCATACGACCAATTTCAGATATTGGGTTATCCGCAAGAGATGTACGGCCTTTTGCTGTCTGCAATATTTTTCGTGAGCCTTCGCCACTCCCTTTATAATTATATGCTTCACTCGCAACATCATTAGCCCAGCCTCTCAACGGAATGTAGTATTTATACATCTTAGCGGTACTCTCATAAGATTCTCTCGATATTAGACCATCAACAAATGCCTTACGCAAAGTTTCTTTTGTTGCTCTATTAATAGCATCCCACAAAGGTTCTGTATCAAACTTCTTTTCAAAATCTGATACATAAGATGTTGCAAGTGTATCAAAATCGTTCTCGTCTTGGAACAGTTCAGTCAAACCTGAATAATCTTTATGCAATACATCAACACGTTTCTTCATTTCAGCCTTGTCTGCCTGCTCCTGCAATTTTGCTATTTTCTTATTTGCATTCTCTTCTTTTATCTCCTCTTTTTCAACTTGCTTTTGTAATTCCTTTATTTGATCCTCATAAGGCTTGCGTGCGTTCATTGCTTCAACCTCACGTTTTGATTGATTCCTTTCAAGACCAGATTTTGCGATAAGATATTTAAGAACATCATTATCGCTATTTATTATATCTTCACCTTTGTCATTGTATCTTGCACCATATTTAACAAGATTAGCTATTTCAGTAACTATCGGCTTACAATAGTTTTCATTATAATATTCCTGCTCATACTTGTTAACGCTACTTAACCGGTTCTCTCTCCAGTACACATTTTCATCGTCACGTATAGGCGCAGAAGTTTCTTTGGCGATAATATCTTGCAAAATTTTCACGCTTCGCATTGCATCCTGTGCAGCCTCTGTCAACTTAAATGAGAACTTAGATAACTTCTTGTCGTATTCATCACGCCAATCACTGTTTATCTTTTTTTCAACTTTTTTAGCTTCTCGATAAAGGATGTTTTCTTCCCCGACGCTTGGATTTTCAAAATTTTTCACTATATTTGCAGCAGAAGAAAGCTCTTGATTGTCTTGTGCCTCCGCAATTGGAGCGGAAATGCGTAGATAATTGAGAGCTTTTTCTTTGTTTACATACAAAATCTTTCCATCGTTTATCCAAGAAACAACGCTATTGCCATTTTTCCCATAAACGGAACTGATGATATTGAAATCAATATCATTGCCTTTACCAACAGAAATACTTGCAAGTACATTGTTGCCATTTATCTCTAATTCTGTTAAAATTGCAAAACTATTTTCAACAGACCCTTTGAATACAGCTATAGGATTGTTAATCTCTTTTGGTAAATTCTTTACATCCGATGTTGTAAAGCCATGCTTACGCATTTTTTTCAAGAGCTTGTTCCCGTACAGTTTAATGGGCCTGTCAGACAATCCTGATGCCAACAGAAAATTTCCGGGACGACCTAAGTTCAATATTACACTTTGTGCGTTCTCTTCTGTCAGTCTTCCCAGCTCCTCGTTGAATCTCCTGTTCACATCCTCAATATTGACCACACCATTTTCCGCAGCCTTACCTACCGCTTCAGAGTTGCCTGCCGAATAGTTGCCTACCCGCAATTCATTTTGCATTGTGATATCTTTAGCTTCATCAATAATACTACGATAGCGGCCCGGATTCTTCAGGTTCTCATAGCTGCGCCATAAAATGTAGCGCAACTCGTTGTCTGATAATGATACACCTGTAAAACCTTTCAATCCTATACTATGAAGTAATTTGAGGAATAGACTTTTAATCTTATCCCACCAGCTGGCGTTAAGGTTTTCAAAGTTTGTCTTTTCAGCCAATGACGCAAGATATTCTTCTGTTGCAGTGGCGAAATTCCAATTATGCTGTGCCGCAAGCTGTGATATCTTTTCCCTAACGTCCATATCGGCATTATTATAGACATTATACAGGAACGTGTCAAAGTTACTGCCGAAAAGTTTCCGCAGTCCATAGTGTGCTACAGCCTCATGAAGTACTGTCTGCTCGATGTCGGCCATGTCTACATGGTTAGGCACTACGATTACTATCTTGCCGTTATCACGCGAATAGAAGCCTTTTGCCTTTGCTCTACGGCCTTGCAGTGTGCTTGCATCTGTTACTATCTCAACGTCGTCAAGATGAAGAATGTCGGCCACTTCTCTTGCACGGTCCGCCATACGCTGGCGCTCGCGTTCAGCAAATGCCCTCTGTTGCGCCGGTGTGCGTGAAGGCTTGCCAAGCATCTTTCCTGCCGGATCATTTGCATTACTCAGCTCGCTGTCAGTCAATGCGCCGGTGCCCTGACGCGCATTAACACCTAAGTTGTCATAAATAAACAGCTGGTCCTCTCTTGCGACATCTTCTGTTTCCGAAGCAAGAGACTGGCGACGCTGTTCTGGCGTCATGTTAATGCGTGCCTCTACATTCCGCGCCTCTACCTCACCTGCTTCAGAAAGGTACATTTCAACGCGGCTTTTAAATTTATCAATATCGTTTACTAAATCGAAAATTGTTTCATAACCATATTTATTTGCTATATCATCAAGTTCACTGCTATAATCTCTTAATATAGTTCCGTATGTAGTCTTTCTATTAAGCGCATTAAAAATACCTTCTGGAGTATTATCAAAGCCTCCACCATCAAGTATATGTCCATCAGTAGCATCAATAATATCATTGATAACATTTTCGCTTGTTGGGACACTATTGTAATTATCTACATTACTTCCTTGTGCAAAACCTTCAATATGCTGAATGGCGTGCTGTACCTCATGGGCGATAGCTGATTTATCATCAATACTTTTAGCCTGATTTACGGTTATCCTATTTTCTTCTTCGTTGTATTTTGCAGAATACTCCTCATTTGGTAAGTCCACGAACTCTATCTTTGTCTGTTTCAATTCCGGGTAAGCCTTAAATAGTTCGTTATCTTCCACATAGTCATCAAGATAGATGCGCTCCGTATTCCTGTCATTGTCACGTATAGCATTCACGCGTGCCGACAGCTCGTCAAAGCGTTTGGTTTCACCGTCTGTCAGCGTTTCGCCGTTAAACAGCTTTTCCTCCAAACCGTGCAGTTCATTATACCAGTCGCTCTTCTTATAACTGTCATTCCGTCTTGCGTCGCCCTTCGGGTAATATTCAAAGTCAGCCGTCTCATACCGCCACATGCCGTCGGCTCCACGTTCCCAGCCGGTAGCCAACTTTATTTTTCTCACATTTTCCTTGTCGTTCGTTTGGAGAAGTGAAATTAAAACCTTATCTTTGCCTAAGGATTTATCGGTAGTAGGCTTCGTGCCGGGCGTTGTGCCAAAACCGACATTTTTAGCTGTTTGTCCATTAATGTGGTCAAGCAGCTTTCCCTTTTCTATACTTGTTAGTTTGTGGTCATAATATCTATTGCCTTTATTGTCTACAGCAATTGTTGAACGAACTGTGTAATCAGCATTACCGATTTTAAGACCGCACACATAATATTGATATTCTGTAACATTCGGATTCTTTTCTTTGTCTGTATTTTCACGGCTGCCTATATATATACTGTTCTCAATAATTTGCGGTATTGCGGCTACACTCTGTAGGTGTTCAACGTCCTTATAATCATGTTGCAAAACTTCATTTACACCTCCATTACGGCGTCCTCTCTGCAACTGTATCGATCTGCCCGTATCCTTGTTTACATAACTTCCCTGTAATTTCTTCCCATACTCGAGTGCATTCTTCTTGTACTGTTTCAGGTCGTCGCTCGGCTCAATCTCCTTGCCCGTTATCTCCACGGGCTCGCTGTCGCGCAACTTCTCTATGCGTGCTTTTTTGTCGATATACGCCTGCTCCATACGCCTTGCCGTTGCAAGATTGTCAAGACGCGTGGTCGCCTCTTCAGCAGCATCAAGATTTCTCGCGCCTGTTTCACCTATGAAACGATAGCGTATATCATCATCATCAGAGCTAAAAGCACCAGTATTGTCTGTTGCTGATTTTATCTGGTTAGGAGAATAAACTACAACTTCTTGACGTTGAGGGTATATTATACCATCATATCCAGCTTCTTTTAGCGCATCAGTAAACAGACCAGCAGAAGCAGAATATACTCTTAAATTACCACTTGTATCGAAGTCAAAAGAGAACTCGCTTATTCCTAATTTATCTGATATTTCTTCTTTTGAAGTAAAATCAGAAGTACGGAAAGGTTTTTTTATATTTACAAATGCAGTTATGACATTATTGCCATAAGATTGGCTTGTTTTTATATTTGGTGATAAGTATATACCTTTTCCTCTCAAGCCTTTATCATTACCACTGCCAATCTTACTCCAATCAAAAACAGTAAAATCATTATTTGTTCCATGATATACAACCCTTGGTTCGCCATTCTCGTCTACAACCTTACTTGCATTCTCAGGATCATTCTCCCAGTCTCCAAACCAGTTTTTAAATTCTTTTGTACGTACTTGTGCCCACTGACGTTCATTAAGATTTGTATCAGAACCATTTGGAGCTTTCATATAAGTTCCATTTGCCTTTGCTTCTTCTACAATTCTATTTATTTCATCATTGTTATTTTCTGCAACTTTTTCAGATGTATTCTGTACAGCATAATTACCGACATTCAAATCACGCTGCTTAGTTATATCACGTACTGTATTAATAACGTCTCTTGTAGGATTCTGCAAATTATCATAGCTACGCCAAAGTATATAACGCAATTCATTGTCTGATAAAGCGTTATCCAAACGTACTCCTGCTTTTGTGAGCAAATCCATAAAGAAGTCCTTTATCTTATCCCAAATACCGCTGTTTTTAACTTCTTCAAAGTTAGTTTTTTCAGCAAGTCCTGCAAGATATTCTTCTGTTGCAACCTGCGTGCTAAGCTTGTTCTTCCGTGCTATGTCGTCAATCTTTGACTTTATTTCATCACTTACATTGTTGTATATGTTGTCAAGAAAAGTATTGAAGTTCTCCTCTCCGACAAGCTGGCGTAATCCGTAGTGTGCCACGCCTTCATGCAAGACTGTGCGTATCGCATCATCCACATCAACAGCATTAGGCGCATATACCACAATCTCGCCTGTCTGCGTGTCATAAAAGCCTTGTATTCCTCTGCCTTGCTCAATGGCGCGTCGGGCGCTGTCGTTGTTCACCTCGTCTATCGAGTGCGCCACCCTTACACCAATGTTCAGCTTATTGGCAGTGTCGGCAACGGCGGTGTCAATGTCGTTTGTTTGTTCCGTAGGGACAAGATTTTCCTCTAAAACGTTTGGATTTTCAAAGTTTCTTATTATATTTGCAGTAGAAACAAGCTCTTGATTGTCTGAGGCTTCCGAGATACTTCTCTCGGAGAAGTGCAAATAGTCAAGAGCTTTTTCTTTATTTATAAATGTAGCATAACCTTTATTTATCCAATCAACTACATTGTTGCTCCCTTTGCCAAAAACAGAAGACACAATATTAAAATCTGCGTCTACACCAGTTTTACCTACTGTAACACTTACAAGAATATGTTTATCGCCAATTTGTAGTTCTGTCAGAATTGAGCGGTTGCCGTTCTTTTGATAGTTGTTGAACACAGCTATCGGGTCTGCCACGGCTCTTGGCAAGTCCTTAATTTCGGCAAGCGTGAAACCGTGTTTGCGCATCTTCTTAATCACCTTGTTGCCGTACAGCTTCATAGGTTTATCCTCCACGCCAGCCGCACGTAGGACAGCCGATGGCCTGCCTAACGACAACGTAACCTTGTCGGCGTTCTCCTCCGTCAGTCCTTCCAATTGTTGATTAAACTGCTTATTGACATCTTCTATATTGTCGGTTGCTGCTTGATTTTCAGTGTTACGGTAGCGCACGTCAGCCTTTCTTGCGTTGAAACGTTGCGACAGCGGTATGATGTTGCCCTTGTCGTCACGGGTTATAAGGTCGTTCAGCTTGCGGTTGTTCTTTGTGTTTCGGTAAGCATATCCCTTTCCGTCGTCAAAGCCCCATTCGTTTATGTCGTTGCCGTCCCACCACAACTGACTGGCCGGTACTTCCTGCTCTATTATGCGGTAATCTCCTTCCAGCCTGTTATCTCCGTGCATCTCAGCATATTTCCTGCTTGGAGTTACCCAGTCGCCATTACGCAACTTGCCTTCCTTTACTGACTTAGGCACGGCACGGTAAACTTTCACCATCGGGTCTTTGCCGTTCCTTACCTCGTCAATGGCCTTGTTTATGGCCTCTGCACTCTCACGGCCGTGTGCTGTGTCCGTACCATAAGCACGCAGGTTGGTGAAATAATCACTTGGTTGCTGTGAATATCCGTTCGCGATGTCGGTAATATTTACATCCGGCGCATCGTTTTCTACCGCCGCCCGTCGTTCCTCGTCGCTTTCATAGCCGGGATTGCTCGGTGCGCTCCATGCGCCAACGCCTTGGTATTCACTGCCAGTGTCACCGTAGCCGTTGCGTCGTGCCGCCTCATTTACAAGATTGCGCATTCGGATTTCATCGTTTGCCTCCACGGCCTTCATGTATTCAGCGTCAAGCTGCTCGCTGCTCATGTTCTGAAACTCTTGCAGACGACGGCGTTCTGCCTCAGCTTCCTCCTCGGCTTTTTTGCGGGCCGCTTCCATTGCGTTGCGCTCATCCAAAGTCCTTTGGACGTATTGTTGACGTAATTCATCAATGTTGCCAAACCGCTCGTAAAGTTCCTTTTCTATCGGTGAGAATATTTTCGCAAATTGCCCAAGACTTGCTCCCTGATTGTCAAGACGAACTTTCCTTCTTATCTCTTTGAATGCGCGCGATGCTCCGTTTAGGTTTCCACGCCGTATATAGTCGGCGTAGTCCTCCACGTCTTTTTCGTTCAGGTTGTGCTTCAGTGCGAAAACTGAGACTTCATTGTTCGTCTCGCGAAAACGTATATTATTATTGTCTTCTTTAACGCTCTTGTACTCCGCAAATGGCTTGGTCTTGCGGTGACTGCTGTTTATCCACTTCTTAAACTCGTCTTTACTTATTTCGGTAATAGTGCCCAATCCTTGCCAGCCTTCTTCATAATTAGATAGATAAGCATTTCTGGCTTCGTCTGCACTGTTGAAGCCATACATTACTTTATGCTCGTCAAAACTGCCGTCAGGGTTCACCTGGTCCACAACATATACGTTGCCTTCAGTAGGATTATCAGATAAGAATATGTCGATATGGTCTCCGTCCACGCCTTCTGTGCCGCGGATATAGCCATAAGTGTTATTCATCGTCTGCTCCCACTGCTTGCCGTCAGCATCTGTACCACGGCGCACGCTGCCTTTTGGCTGCTCGATACTTATATCGTAGCCGTCAATTCTTACGTGTCCTTTCTTGTAGTTTCCGGCTTCCTTCTGTCCTTCGGTCGGGTTCGTGTCAACTTTATTTCCCTCTTCGGCAATTTTTTCGTCTAAACTGCTTGTAATTGTAGATTTTTCACTATCTTTGCTTTCAGAAGAAACAAGCTGTGGAGATGCAAGGGTTCCATTCTCCATGTCAGATACGCTTTGGTCTCCAATGGTAGCGTTTCCCTTGTTTCTTTTTTTCTCTGCACGACTTCTTGTTTTATCAAATGCCGTTAATACCCAGTTCCCTTCTTCACTTTGTGCTATTGAAACCCTGTATCCGTTATTATCAAACGATATATTAGAACCTTGTCGGGTTATGTCGCCGTTACTTATTGTATCGTTTATAATTTGCATGGCTTCTTCCACCGAAGAAAAATCATCGGCTTCTTCAATATGCTTTTTAATGATATGCTGCAGTCCTGCCTTGTCATTGCCCCATACCATATCAATGTCTCCTATTCCGTCACGATAAAAGACACTGCGTAAATAACCGCTTTTAAGGTTGTTAAGGAATAATGCAGCGCTTTGGAATTGCCCTTTTGCCCAATTATAAATATTTCCAAACCTGTTTATGCCAACAGGCTGAATTATTCTTTCTTGTGTCTCTTCTGGTGCAACTGCATTTTCATTATTGCCTTGCACGCCAGCTTGTACTTCTGTTCCTGGCTCTGTGCTGCCTTCACTTCCTGACTGCTGATTAACTTGTTGTTCAGACAATACTTGATTGCCTCGATCATCTGCTTGCTCTTCTCCTGTGGTGTCATTTTCTCTTGATTTTATAAGTTGTTCAATTTCTTCGGCGTACATATTATTAAACGCCGTTTCGTCATAATTGTTGTACTCTCGCCATATAGTAGGCATTATCTGCTCTTCATAGGCCAGATACTCTTCGTATGTCATGCCGTACTGATCCATGTATTGTGCATCACGTGCAGCGTTACGCGCATCTATATATGCCTGCTCTTCTGCCTCGTTGGTCTGTTTCAGCTCTCCGCGCGTGCCGGCCCCCTGCAATGCCGACAATATTGCATCCTTGGCCGATGATGTATCACCGCCAAACAGCACGCCGTTCATCTCGGCATTATCATAGCTTACAAGTTCCTCTGCAAGCCTGTCAATAGTCTTGCCGCCATTTTCAGCCTTTGCAATCATGCCGACAAACTTACGCTGTTCGTCAGTGCCATAACCAGTTTCTGCCTTGAAGCTCTCAGGTGTAATCTTCGCACCGCGGATAAAGTCAGATGCTACGCTAACGGCATCCTGCTGTACGCTTCCGCCCATATCCTGATATTCACGCCTTGCAGCCTCGCCGCTAAGTTCGTCTTGTGCTACCTTGACCTCTTCCGGAGTTGTGTGTGTCTGCTGTGCAATATAATTTTTGACACTATTCCAGTAGTCGCGAATACGTGTTGCATCCTCAACTTGTTTCTGCCATTCCTGCTTCTTCTTCAAGTATTCAGCTTTGTTTGTGCCTATCTTCGGCGCTTTCTTGTTGATTTTCTCAAGGTTCTTGTCAGCCTCGCTGATATTGGCATCAACAAAGTCTCTTATCTCGTTATCATCAAGTTTGCCGTCGTACAAATCCTTTATCGTCGTCTCAACCGGCACCTGGTGATACAGCGTATTACCTTTTTCGTCCTTAGGTATTGCCGGCTTTTGCTCCTCTTGTGCCTGCTGTGCCAGCTGCGTCTCCTGCTCTTGCTGTGCCGGCTGTTCTGATGTTGCCTGCTGCCCATTACTTACAGTAGATCTACCATTCATTTCATTAAGTTGATCAGCCGTAAATTTGGCAGGATGCATCATTCCGTCCTCGTCCTCATAGTAAACATTATAGTTCCCTAATCCGTCTGTGTCTTGTATGGTAGCTGTATAAATAATGCCGTCAACATTTATGTTTACCTCGTCGCCTTTATTGAAAGTGTCTGTAGTCTGCGTTCCTTCGCCAGCTACACCTTCATTTGCCTGCTGAACTTCATCATTTGACATAGGCGGATAAGCTGCGGCAAACTTGTCAGGCGATGCAATATGTCTTTCTCCATTACCATCAATATAGATAATCGTATCGTCTGACGCATCCTTATTAATGCTTCCATCCTCATTTGTTACAAGATTACCTTTGATAATAAAGACATCTTTTGCCGTGCCGGTAGGATCTGATGCATCAGGATATAACGACGCCTTATGTATCATACCATCGTCTTTATTGAAATACTCAGCATTAGGCTGTGATAAATCCGGCATATCCTGCACTTCTTCTTGTGCACCCTCGTCATTCTCGCCGTCAGAAGCCATTGCTATACCCAAGTTATGGCCACGTGTCTTTAGCAATTTTACGGCATAGTCTATTATCGCCGACTGTTCATCTTTAGACGGATGCTCTTTAGCCAATTTTTCTATAACAGCATTTACCTTTTCGTTAGGAGTGTTGTCTATCTCGTCTTTAATTGCTGCCCAGCCTTCGCCAAATATAGACTGGCCGCCCTTATCTGACTGATTTAGCTGCATCTTGTCGTACATATCAAGAGTTTTGACAAATGCCGAGCCTACGCCTTTTTTAACTCCATACATAGCCAACGCTCCGGCTCTCATGGCAGATATACTATATAGCATACCGCCTAATATGTCTTTTTGTGTACGTACATCTAAGAGGCCACCACTTCCATTAAGTAACGGATTATCACCAACAAATGCGGCGTTGAGTATTATGCTGAGTTCTTCTTCCAACACCTCACCGCCAAAATCATTGACACCGGCACGACTTAACCAGTTGTTGCATACTTTATACCAGTCTTGAGTACCTATCTTTGTAATGGCGTTGCTTACTCGTCCTAAGCCTATCTTTGGAAGCATACGCATCAGGTTAGCGCTAATATTAACACTTTCGCCAACCATTTCTGTAAAATTCTGTATTGCTGATGCTGTTACGCCTTTGTATATTGACTTCAATAACGGTTCGTCCGATTTAAGCTGATAGTTGCCCTGTTTATCAACTGTAAGTTCACCTGCACTTCGCGTTAATATATCACTTATGGTATTTAAACCTTGAACAGTGCTTGACATTGTGTAAGCTCTTGCTATATCTCCAACAGCAACGCCGAGGCCTTTTACTACTTGCTTTTTCAGCCCTTCAAGCGCATATTTTTCAGCAATAGATGTTGCCTTCTTTGACAAGGCCGAACCGATACTTTTAAATCCGCCGTCAGTGCCGACGAACTGAAGCGCATAAAGCATTGATGTACCTGCGATCTTACCATATCTATATGAATCAGGATTGTATTTATCTTCAAACTTTGCTGCTTCCGCAGATCTTCCGTAAAGGTTTACAAGTTCTTGCTTGTCTTTGCCTTTTGCAGTCAATAAAGATACAGCATTTTTAAGGTCTGAGAAACCGAAGTCCCATGCGCTGATATCCATGACAGCATCTTTAAATCCTGCCAAAGCATCAAGACTGCCGGAGTTTTTAACGTTCTGCCATGATTTTAAGGCATTTTGCGCATAATTGAGTTTTGATTGTAATAGACGGTATTTCGCATCTACATCACGAGCATTAAAAGTCTGGTCGACAAATGGCGATGAAGCATTATCTATCTCTGCACCGCGTTGATCCATTTGCCGTGATATATTCTGTATCTCAGCATTAAGGTCATTAATATTCTGTTGTGCAACGATATCAATGTCTTCTTTTGCCGCATTTTCATCGCTTACAGCATTTACAAGGCTGGTTTCGTCTGCAACTTTGCCCCATTTAGCCTTGATACGTGATAAAATCTCACTACGGCCTTTATCATCAGCAACTGCAAATGATATTCTTGCCTTTCTGACATCACTGTTTAACCCGTCATATAGCTGTTGTGCACCAAGGTCTCTACGTTCGGCACCTGTATATACATTGCCATCTCTGCCAAATTGTGTATTCAGATAATTGTCGCCATATGCTTTTCGCATTATTTCATCAGCCATTTGTGTAAGCGCGCCTTTTTTCAGTCTTACACCTCGCGTATTACCATTAGGCAACTGCAATGCAGCAGCTTCAGGGTGCATATATTCTGTATCCTCTTGCCCGGTTATCTCCGATTTCGCTTTCTTTATCTGTAAATCTTCATCTGTTACTGCCTGGCCGCTTTCGTCAACGTATGTTACAACAGGCTCTTTTGTTGTCCTGTTCCACATATATACCTGGTCCGGCTGCATCCACGGATATTTCTTTAATGCTTCGGCTGTAGGTGTTGCCTGTACATAGTTTGGATCCTCCGGCACGAATTGTGTCTTTGGCCCTGTAGCTTTTGCTTGCTCAGCAGGTGTGCCACTTGCATCCATTACTGATTTAGCTGTATTATCTAAATCAGGTTGCACAGTTTGCTGATTGTTTGGTTTAGCCGGTGTAAGACTTATGTTACCACCTATCTTTGCACCTGCCGTTGCTGCGCTTAAATCGTCAGGCGCTTTTGCGTTGTCTTTTGCGCTTTGATCATATTCGTTGACAACTTGTTGAGCCGCACTGCCAACCTTCGTTGTGCCTGAAGATTTGTTACCAGAAAAATCTGGAGCTACAAAATTATAAAAATCATCTTCTGTGCCTATAACATCCTCACCAACTCCGGCATCGCGAAGATTCTTATATAAGTCGCGAGTATTTTTCTCGTTCGTGACAAAATTCTTAAAATCTTGCTGCGTGCCTATAACATCCTCACCCACTCCGGCATCGCGAAGATTTAGATATAAATCGTCTCTATTGTCTTGCATGATTACTCTCTTTTATTGTTTATTTTCTATTCCTTAAAGCTGAACCGCCTTTATTCCTATTCCTTAGCGCACTTCCACGATTAGAGTTTGCTTCGCGTTCAACATTTGCAGCAATCTTTTCAGTACGTATAGGCTTAATGTCGCCTATCCTACTTTTGCTGTCTGTTGCCACTCCATAATCTATAGCATATCTTTGTACGGCTCTCTTATAGTCCTCAGCACTGTTGTAATGATGTATAACTCCGCCTATGTTAAGAGTGTATCTGCCTTTACTTCCGCTACCGCTGCTACCACTACGTCCGCTACCACTCGATTTTGTGCCTTTCTTGCTGGCTGATATATGGTTACGTTCTTTAGCCAAATCATAATTTCTGTCGTTCTTGTAAAGGCCTTGCTCTTTTTTCGATGCATCCATTTCCAACTTGTCAGCCTGTTTAGCGGCATTATCTCTTAATTTACGCTGTTCGGCTGCTTCTTTTGCATTTGCTGCATCTTGCTTTTGCTGTAAGGCCGAATAGTATTGTCTTGCTATTTCATATTGCCGAGCATTAAGGCGCCGGCGTTCTGCAGCCTCTTTTGCAGCCTTATTGACAACTGCGGACATTGATGTCGGTTTAGCCGGTGTAGCGCCTGCCATTGCTCCTGCAACATTACTCAATGCGACAAGACCATCTGTTAGAGCCGCAAGACTTCTATTCGACTTCTCGCGTTTCTCGCGTGCAGCCTTTTCTTCCGGCGTTTCTGGACGATCTGCCCGAGAATTTATGAATTCTTGTAAATAGTCACGTTGTCCGCTCTTGTCAACAATAACAGGAGATTGAGCAAACTTCCTGTAATTGTTAGCCTGCTCTCTCTCTTTAGATATGTTATCAATAATGGTCTGGCGTGTAATTGTCTCTGCTGGTGCCTTCTGCGTCGTACCGGTGGGTAAAGGTTTTTTCTCACCTTGTTGTTGCCTATCCTGCTCCTTAACTCCGTTATCCAGTTGTTTCTGGTTTATTGTAGGCACTACACCAGCTTGTTTTTTCTTCTCTTCTTCAGTCATATCACCATTTCTTTCGTTGAATTAGATATAGATTGTTATCATCAACAGTATCTGGATTTACAGAGATAAGATTACCGCCTTTATCTACTCCCGTAACCGACTCGGGCGATTTGCTACCGCCTTCACCGCTGTTTGCCATTACAGACGATGCTGCTGAAAGCGCACCAGTAACAGCAGCTGCCGTATTATCCCTTTTAGACTGCTCTGCGGCAGCCTTAACAGCTGACTTTTGTGCCTCAATCTCGTTATTTGTATTCCTATGCTGCGCCTCAATGTTGTCTTTCCTATTCTGAGCATTGACTGTTGTGGTTGCTAACGCATTACCTACTGCTTCAGCGTTACGCTGCTGTGTGCCCGCCAATGACGCATCTGTGCCACCTGTAACCTTCTGCTTGCCGCGCGCGGCCTGATTTCGTTTCTTTATTGCCTCGTTGGTCATTGACAACATACGCTGTGCGTCGGCGCGCTGTGTGGCATCCTCGTTGTAACGCCTGTTATACCAATTATTATTCTCTCTCTTCATCTTGTTGAGTGTGGCAAGCTGTTCTTTTCGTTGCTTGTTTGCTGATATCCCGCCGAATATTGCATTACCAATTGATGAAGCAAGCGCTATTCCGCCTGTCAGAAAAGGAGAAATAGCCATACATACATTATCCGGATCAATGTATGCGATGATGTAATTAATTAATTCAAATATGTTCATAAGCTTATTATTAGAATAATGCACAAATATCTAATAATAAGAGCATTTCAAGGGCATATCTGCGCAAAACAAAAGGCACAACGATATGTGTTGTGCCTTGTTTATTTATCCATACGGCTTAATGCTTACTCGACCTATATAAGGTGCCACAAGCGCACTGCTGATAGCGTCTCGCGTGTCTGTAATTTCTTGCAAGTAAATATTCATCGGGTAGTCTGGTGTCGTCTTGCTTACCCACTTATAGACGCAATTATTAACAATATAATCATGTATAAGCCTACGAAGGTGTAATATTGTCGTCTGGCTCCTTTCCGCATGGAATTGTAATATCATTGTATATTTGTCTGCATCGTCAGGCTCATTTCCTATAACTGATTTGTCTTTTATTGGTACCTTTGAATACGGCGAGAGCATATTTACAGCATCATAGAAGTAGCGTGATACCAAGTTTAGCATAATCTCTCGATTGTTGTCGTCCTCAATATCCTTAACATCATGCGCGTCACGCCCTTGCCTTTCAATAGCTTTTCCAATGAGCAAACATTGTTGACTGATATCTGTTACCAGCTCGTCAACATCATAAACCAACGTAACGTCCTTATTAATCTTCTTCGTCGTTCTCATTTTCACTTGTTGAATTAATTAGTGCATTGATACGCGAGGCCACCTCATTGGTAACCTGAACGTCGCCGTTAAATTCTATAGAACTGAACTTCGGCCTTACATAAGCCTGGGCATCGAAATACACACGGAAATAGTCTCGCCCATGAAGGTTCGCAAGCTCTTGAGACATTCGCTCCGGATCTTCCATGAGCTGTATAAGATTGAACAATGCATCATCTCCGCCCAATCGTGTACGTTTATTTGGCGTGCCTTTTTTCCGTCCGCCTGTCTTTGCATATCCTTTAGGCCTGCCCACTTTGTTCATCTGCATTTCCTCCGTTGTTTAATTGTTGTTGCTGTTGCATCTCCTGTAATTGCTGTTGCTCAGTATTAATGATTGACAACAACTTGTCGCCAAACGGGAACGCACCGGCCTCTAACATTGCTTTTAGACTTATCTGTCCGCTCTGCCATATCTGAATTAAGAAATCATTTGCAACCTGACGGAAGACTGGTGATGTCTGACTTTCTGATATGTTGATGTCATAGGATATATCTTTTACCTTTGACGGATTAAACTTTATCTTCCTTCCGTCACGGCCAACAATGCTGACAATCCTGTCTGTGTCGTAGTACTGCTGTATATTCTTGCAGTCCTTTAACGCAGATTGCTTTCTGAATGAACTGAAAGAAGTCAGTATGCCCTGCAATGACACCGCGGCGTTCTGCGTCTGTTGCGCGTAGTATGCGCCAGATACATTGCCTACACTCTTGCCCTGCAATGCAGCATTTACGCCGGTTATATCATCGAAGAAAGAGCGCTCCATGCTTATCAGGTCCGCTATTCCGAGATTTTGCACAGAGTTAGTTATCTGCGATGGCAACGGGACACCAGCCTTTGGCTTGTAGACAAATACTCCGCCAGGGCGCGCCCATACTTCGGCAAGATCTTCTATCGTCAAATTAGTGCCTTCAAGTGCCGTCGCTGGCACAGCCAACAAACCTTTGGCCGATGTGCGCATAAGATAATCGTTAAGATTGAGAAGCCTGTTAACATGGCGCTGCAACTCTATAACATCTGCGACAAATGGGTGTATCTCTGAGTTGATAAATGGATAGAACTTGAATACATAAGGATGCTGCCCATGTTCGTATGGCGTTTCACCTTCCATTATTACTTCACCAGTAGGCGCGAAGTAACGGAAATACCAATAGTTATCCATGAACCACTCGGCTGTTATGAGATTTTCTGTAATCTCTTCTTCAGACACACCAGCATTCATTGCTTGCTGCATACGCTGTGAATTAACCATATCGACAAGCTCGCGCTTATCCTTTAACTCGCACTTGAATAACTCGCCGTTTAGGTGATCGTAGCAATGATAACGTGGTTTTCGCTCCTTCGTCCACACTTCTATCACTCTACACATACTGCTGTCTGTTGGCAGCAAGAATGAAGAGTTTATCTCTTTGCGTCCGAACTGCCGTGCGCTGTCAAGGATATAGGCCTCACTCGCGGCATAATGATAGATCTTGCGCAGTTTCTCGATATCAGCATTACTCTTTGCAAAATAGTTTAACAACGAGTTCCAGCTCATATCGTGTATTTCGCCGATGATATTGCAATCCCAACCGCGCGAATCCTTCATGTTGTTATCGATGAAGAACAAATCCAAATCCGGCACAGTCGTCCAGCAATCAAGCCTGTCATTAACATAGTTGTACGTTTTTTTACATACGGCCGCACCGCTGACTACATAATCCTCAAAGATGTCTGCATACAATGATATACCATCGTTGATGTCATTAACATACGTAAGTAACTCAGATAAGCAATCGCTTTCCGTTTGCTCGTCCCTATCTCTTGCTACGCAGATAGGCTCCAGGTTCTGATTGATATATGTACCCTTCAGCGTCGACACGAGCTTTCTTATCATATTGTTTGATAAAGCCTGGCCGCCGCGCCCTTTTAGAAACTGCCGTTCGGTCATTCTCCGGCCATGTTCATCTCTCACAATGTCAGACAACTGGTCCCCATACGTATATTGCAGGCACCTGTTACGCTGTTTCCTGAAGCTATCCATATTAGTCCAGCAGTGTTCAGCCTGTAGCAACACATCGTATGCGTGCTTGTCTGCCAAAGGGTGATATGATGGTAAATTATAATTTTTCATGCCTTGTATTTTTGCAAAAATAAAAATCAACGGCCTTATTAATTGCATATCTGCGCAAAGCAAACGCATTTCTAAAAAATTTCTGTAATAGATAAGGACAAATAAAATTGCCCTTATCTATTTTTTTAACGAAGTCTATTAGTTAGTTTATCAACATATTCAGCAGTAAGTTGCGATATGCTATCTTTAACGCTTATTTGCACCCAGGCGCCTACAACAAAGTATTTATATGGCGTACCGCTAAGCCTTATCAATTTATCATCATCAGCTGCACCGACAAGCAACCATTTATTCATATCCCTACTGCCCCACATTACTATACTTTTATTTACCGATAGCGTTGAGCGCTGAAGTAGTGTGCGTATTGTTTTAAAGCTATCAGGACTATCAATCTTTAACGGCCTTGTAATATACATAGCTTTGTCAGAGATAAGAGCATCGCTTAATTTATCAAACACGGCAATCGTTGTCTTATTATCATCATCAACCATATTAACTATAGTACCTGGATAATCTTCAACGGACGATGTCATGCGATTGTCTATTGTGGTCCACATCTTTGATGATAAATCATATAGATATGCTACATGTGTGCCTTTATCATCTGCATTGTAAGGCCGATATATTACAATTCGATAATTTGCATAATCAAATGCAATTCTGGCGTCTGAATGTATGTACTCCGAAAAATCTTTGCCTTCGAGTAAATCTGACAGACCAAATCTTTCTGTTATTATACTAAATCCAGGAAGATCATTTGCATTAAACGATGTGTAGCGTTCTGACAAATCTGCGCTTAACAATGTAGTGCGTTCGCCGATCAACTGCATCAATCCTCTATCCGACAGAAACACTATTGCATTATCGATCTGCAATGCGCTGTCAGGATCATTATTCAGCAATGTTTCTCTTGTCGGTGGATTTGTTGCGACAAACAATCCTGTTTGCCCTACGCTCAACGGCCAGATGCCGTCCGTACAAAAAGCATATAATGGCAGTGTTCCGTAGGCTGTGCCCTCGCTCATGGCTTTTGTCGCGCTCTTTATTGCTATAATTTTGCCGGTACCAATAACATTGACACCTTCGGCAGGGAAGAAGAACGGATTGTCAACTTCACTTGTGTACATATAATTAGGATATAAAATAGCTCCCTGGCTCTTTGTTAAAGCGTTTACCGTATCATCAAGAGAGTCGTATTCCATGCCGTATTTATCTATATCAAAATCTGCATCATAGAAATATGCCCCATGAAGGAATGGATGCGTTTTTAATTTGATTGTTATCAACACATATCTGCTGCCGTACAGTATAAGTTCTATGCGTTTTGCATCTGGATGCGGGTAATAGAAATAACCCATATTGACAAAGATGTTATAGGCAGAGACATCAGGAAGAGCTGCTGTTGTTGTCGTACCGTTTGTTTCAATTACAACCTGTCCACGAATATTATATTCTCCTTTTATCGCCTGGCCACCAAGCCAGGTATAAGGAATGTCACGAAAAATAACATTAATATTAGCTGCGTTCAACCTGCCATTGTAAGTATGCATTAATTGTGGTTGTATCGACTGCCAAGAGTTGTAATCATCAGTAAGAGTATCAGTTCTTGCCGTCAGATTATCCAGCGTATCTTTCGGGAATTTTACAAAAGACATATCAGTCGGTGCATTTATCACATCGCCCTTTCGAGGCCATACCGTGGATGATTGGTTAAGATTAAGATACGGCCATGTCATTGTCTTATTGTCTGTATCTTCAGCACTGCCAAGTTTCAACGCTTCTTCGATAGTGTATTCTTTTAATGGATAGAATAAATAAGAACTTTCGACCTGCTGCTCTTCGGTATCGCTTTTTTGTTCAAACTTGATGATATGGTGATAAAAGCCAAATTCTGCCAACATACGCTGTACATAAGCATCCATGCTCTCCTCCGGCACAATCTTGTTAAAGTCAAGGTATTGCGAGTGATAAAGCATCGCTGTGTATATAGGATCCGGCGTGTCGCCTAAACCTGCATCTCTAAAAAAAGAACATTCTTGAGATTGCATCACCATATTGGTGCTGGTCTCATTATTTGCATCGTTACCTTCCGGAACTATATAATACTTATCATTCAATTCACCGGCCATAGATCCGAGACGAGGAGGCGAATATCTTGTAGAAACAATAGATCCGAGAGAAAGGCCCTCGTCCATATATGCAGCATAGGCACCTTTACGCCAGTTCTCTACAGAATACTCTTCAGGCACATGTCCAGGAACGCTGGTATTGTCTTCTTGTCCGCTTATTCCATAATAAGGTATCTTTTCTTTGCGCACAAGAACCATGTTTTTAGGATCTTCTGTGTACGACTGGAGCTGAGGGGTAATAAACACGCATATTCTGTCTATAACATCAGTCCATTCTTTTAATGTTTCAGCGTCTTTTTGTGAAATCAAGGTCTTTGCACATAGGACAAATGGGCGAAATAATATCTTAGATTTTACACCGATGTTCCAAGTGTATGAATTTCCGTCTTCCGTAAGACGTGGTTTTATCAAATAGGGCCATATAATAGGATTGTCCTCTTGTGAAGGAGCAATCATAATAGGTGCGCTCTGCATAATATACGAACCGTCATATAGCCGGTATGCTGTGCGCACAAAGAATTTGCCAATAAAAAGGCCTTGCCGTCTCAGTTCTCCTTTTATTTCGTTAATGCGTCCGAGCAAATAATCTAACCATTTAGGATAATCTTCATACTTGCTCTCATAACTCAGCATGCTTCCTGGCGAGAACTGCAGATCCGCGGTAAACTGTATTTCCTGATTTTGGTTATCCGTTGATACCATATAGCCGTCATTAAGGCTAACATCACCTTCACCGCTTACATTGCCGGCATAATGTGCCGCGCTAAACTCTAGCTTTATGTCTGGTGGAGCCTGTCCGAGATATTTATATTCGCCTGTCTCCTTGTATCTGTAGTAATGTATACCTTTGTATTCGCTACCGGTAAATGACACAACAAGAATATTACCGACACTTGTTATCTTGTACTTGCCTTCCTCAAACAGCCCATTTGCAGGATAATTTATTTTTGTTTTATTGTCGGCCGTTTCAAACCATGCGTTATTTTCATTATCAACAATGATATGTATGTCTCCGACTGATGTCTTATGCACAAACACAAGGCCTTTCCAGCCTGCATCTAATTTTGAAATAGACTTCAGCGCTCCTACGCCCTTCAGTCCAGATCCGCTATTACACACATTGTGGCATATCATCATATCGCCGTCGTCTGAATAATAATCATTAACGGCAGTTGTCAATCCTTTTAGTGGAATATTCTTTATTTTACCTGTTATCATTGCTCGTGTTTATAACGTACCATTTTCACCGGCTCGTAACCTTGTGGCATTTCATTTCCAAGATAGTTATCCCCAATATTATTATTTGTAATGTGATGTATGCGAACATACAGAAGATCTCTATATGACATAAGTAATGTTTCTGTAATAGACGGATATTCTACATTACATATCTTGAGCCATTTATCAAGTACATATTCTGAAAGATAATCCTTAATCAAACGTTCCAATCCAACTTTAAGGACCTCTTCGTCTATATTAAGAGGGAACTTGAAAGTAATATTCAGAGCATCGTCGACAGGTCCTGCTTCTTTTATAAACGCGCCGCCATGCAATAAGATATTGTTACAACCTTCAGAAAAGAAATCTGACAACACCTCTTCATTCTCTTTTATTGTGGCGATATCATTGTAGCGAGAGACAACATTTCCATCAGCAGTTTCAGCCCTTAACTTACTACCGATATAAGCCGACTCCACACCGACACGTTCCAGTATGTCAGATTTATTTACAGTGATATTAATTTCCATGTGCCGCCGGTATTAAATTAAACATTAAAAGCGCATTATTTTGCTTTTTTTGATCTACGTAAACCCTGCCGCAATATTCAGGATCCAGGCCAAGAGCACAATATATTTGTTGAAGGTAAGGACACGGTATAAGCACACGGCCTTTGCAGTCGCGTGCAAGGCCATGTGTCTGTGTCATTTCAACATTATGTGGATTTACTGCAAGTATATAGCCTTTGTCAGTTCTTGACCAAACAAAACGCAATGAATTCTCGCCCTTCGGATCAGCGTCAAGCGATCTGATAAGCATCTTGTTAAGATATGCGTATGTATGTTTTGGAATATACACACAACTATGCATTCCGTCTGTCAGCAAATAATGCCGTTTGCCAAATATTTTTCCAAAAATCTTCATAAGGCAAATATATATATTATATTATTCTTTGCCTGCATATCTGCGCATATCCTTCAGAATATCATTCGTCGCCTGATGTTGTGTGTAGCATTTACGACTCCTGAATGTTATCGTTTCGTAATAAGTATGCGCATTTACGCTATTTTCAAGCCTTTGCAGATATTCTTCCAGACGTTTATTCCCTTCCGGTGTATCGTCAAATATATACGAACACACCCAATATCGTTCTACGCCTCTGTCTTTGAGTATCACACACTTATATTTATACCCAAGCAATAGTTCAAGTATCTTATTTATTAATTCCATCACTGTTCCTCCTTATCCAACGTTCTAATTCTTCACGATCTATAAACACTCTTCTCTTTGTAGGACGATAACAAGGGATATCGCCTTGTGCCGTCAGTTTATACAGGTAGCCTTTTGCATAGCCTGTATATAAAGATGCTTCATCCAGGCTTAACAGCGTACTGACATTTGCCCTTGTCAGTTGCGTTAACCTGGATATCTGCCGCTGCATCTTCATTATTTCATGCTTGATATCTTTTAATTGATCTTCCTGCTTACTCATAATTTAAAATCATCGTTAAACATTCTGGTACCTTTTTCGTCAGAAATTTTATTCAGTTCCAGGCACAACCGCCTTGTACCATTCTGTATATACACTTCCTGACCTTTGTTCTCTACTTTGCGCAAAGCGCGTATTAATTCTATTACTGTCATGGTTTATTTGTTATTTTTATTGTTCGTTTAATAATTCGGAGTTGTCAAAAACATTGCCAATAACTTCTCCTTTAAAAATGGTACTATCAAAATACTCTGTTATGTCATTTTTTAGGTTTATTACTATCCAACCATAGCAAGCAAAACTTTCAAATATTCTTAACTTTGTGTGTTTGATTATATGCTCTTTGTAACCAAATTGTACTGCAACAAGATTATTTAAAGGCGTTTTTATAATATCACCTTCGTAGATCTCCTGTCCGTTCTTATCACGCAAGCCTGTGTACTCTCCCACTGAATCCGGATAAACAACACAGGTATGTTTCTTTTCAACAGGTTCTGTATCATCAACCCATGTTATAGTGGGATGATGTTTGTTATAAACCATAAGGCTTCCGTAAACCCACTGATTAATGTCTACATCTTTACCGCGAAATTTAATTTCTCTAATCATTTCTCGCCCTCCTTAATTGGTAATAAATCTTTAACGTATGCCCAATTTGTATAATCATAGTGTTTTAATTCACTCAAAGTATGTACAGCTCCAATCAGTATTGTACATATCTCATTTTTAAAAATAATAAGTATGTCTTGTGATAAATCAGGTATTTCACTTTTATCGTGCCACACGCTGTTTATGCGCCATTCTGCACCTGCAATAAAACTATCTTGGCTTGCACATTCAAATCCACCGCCTGCCCATTCCTTATAAGCATAATCAAATGCTACTTTTTCAATATCTTTTCTGTTCATCTGTTATCTCCTTCCCCGTGTATTTTTCCACGAACAAAACGTGATTCAATCTTGTCAATATTCATTTTACATATTTCTTCAAGTGTGTAGCCTATGCTGTTTGCTGATACTGCAAGATACCAAGCCACATCACCGAGTTCTTTTGCAATTTCCTCTTTCCTTTCATCGGTAAACTCTCCGTTATTGTCACGAAGTACTTTCTTGACTTTATCCGCAACTTCTCCGGCTTCTCCTGTAAGACCGAGGGTAGGCAAGATAATCTTCAGCTCATCCTGATAATCTTCTGTCTCAAGTGCTTTTTTCTGATATTCGTTGAGTGTCATTGTGTTATCTTTTTTTTCCTCCGTGCTGAAGAAGCGTATGAGACACTCTTTTGCTTTCGGAACTTTGCTTGATTTTAGATCTTTTATCATCCTTTGCCTTTCTTCTTTCGTAGCAATACGAATATTTATTAGTTTCCATGAAGGTTCATAAAATACAAGGGTTTTTTCTGCTAGTGTTGCGTATGAAGAAAAAGTTTTTTCTTTAAGATTAAGACTTTTAAAAATTCCTACACTATCATTATTGTTTCCAAATGCTACAATATCACCATCTTTAAACGTCATATATTCTGGGACTTCGAGCATAAGGTCTATTGGACTAGTTCCTGCTTCAAATACAATTCCGTCTTTCGCATACGATTTTACCCGCTCAGCATTATCATAAGATATTAATGCAACAACCGGGTCGTCTTGCTTTGCATCAAAACACACAATTCTGACACTTTGGCCGTCACGAGTTACCACTTTACCCTCGACCTCACCATTCGTGATTTTCTTGGCAAGTTCTATATCAAATGGTATTTTTACATATTTTATTTCCATAATCATTTAATTTTTTTGTCTTCATAAACTGCTTTAGCTGTCGAAATGGATATAGGAAGGCTTATCCCTGAAAACATAAATCTGAAAAAACCATCTCCGTTTTCTACCCACTTAATATCCCATGCAATAAATGCAAATATCAAATAGAAACCTATAAGGACTATAACAAACGTCAATATAGCTTTTGTTACTTTTGAAACTTTCATAATCATAATTTACAAGTTATTTTAAAATCATTGGCATTACCGCAATGGCTACACATAGAAGTGTAAGGCGAATATACTCTACCGCACTTAGGACATATCCAACCTTGCATAGCAGCAGTGTTATTTTTATTCTCATTTCGGGCCATTTCTATTGCCTTTAGCGCATCTTCTTCTGATACAGTGTAACAAAGATGTCCTCCTGGATAATCTTCATGTCTTTTTGATTTAATATACTCTTCTGGTGTCATATTCTCATTACTTTTTAAAATTTCATACAACCTTGACAGTACTAACAGAGTCATTTTTATTTCAAACATAGCTTTATTTATTATTGAGGCGCTGAATGTCGTCATATAGTATAAATATGGCAGCGTCTAAACCTTCTATAACTCCCTCAGAAAAACGTGTTGTTATTCCATGTCTTAACTGAATATTTACAATATTTGCCCGTTTTTGTTCAAGCCGTTTTATGGTTCTTTGCAGATAATCAACAAATCCTTGATCTATCGGCTGTGAGGGCGCTTGCTGTTTTAGCATATCTTCATTTTCCATGATCACTTATCTTTAAAGTATTCAATCAATTCTTGTATTGTTGCTTTGTGACAATCAGCATACATTGAATTAATACACATTTCGTCTTTTATGCTGTCTTGTTTGCAAATAAAATATGCTATTTCTTTTTCTTGTTCATCAGCATAATCTGTGTTGTCATATACAAACCACTGATTTTTATCAGTATCATCTCTTAATGCGGCAATAGCAAGGAATAATTCCTCGTTTGTGCCGCAATCAATAGCGCTCTCTATCTCTTCATCAGTACCAAAATCATTTGTTGAATAGAATCCTCTATTAACAAAAATATATGGTATGTATTTTGATACAATACATTGTTTATGTGACATCCCAAGATTTTTGAGTTTATCAATAATTTCCATTGAAAAACTTTTTATAAAACAACTTTGTGTAAACATATTATCTATCCTTTAATCGTTTCAAAACATCTTTATTTGCTTGTAAAATATCTTCGAAAGAAGGTATCGGCATCCATGCAATGATTTTTTCACCGCCATGATTCCATCCCTTGCCCATTCCATATAGGTTATAGAAGTTTTCTCCAAAATATGAGTCAGTATCAATCATTATACTTCCTCTATATATAAATAAAACAAAAACCCTTTCATCTTTTTTGGGCAGTCTATCCTCTACTTTCACCCACTGACTTTTCAGTGCCTCATCCCAACCTGCACAGAAGTCCTCAATGCAGTATCTCTTGCGCTCATCGAACTGCGGTATGCTTTCCGCATACCGCTTTGCTTTTTGTTCTTTATCCATAGCTATTTTAAATACTTCTGAAGTTCTCTTAAAAGTTTAGCATTATTTTCCTCCAATAAAAGCCGAAGTCCGGTCCTGTATGAATTATTGTCTCCGTCCTTGAAACCTGCATCATAACCGAGACTAAAAGCGTTTATCATTGCGGTATTGACACATCTTGTCAATTCATTCATAGGTGCGCCAGCGTCTTTGTCCGATTTACTGATACCTTCAGTAAACAAAGCTATTGCTTTTTCCTTGTCAGTCATAAATCATATTTTAAATTCCATTTCTATTCCTGCTAAGGTCAGCAGATTTTGCAATTCGTGGACGTATTTAATACGATTTCTTGCTCCTACTCTCGCTGTCGAAAGCGGTAATATCACAAGAACGCTTATTCCCTTTCTGAAACGTATAAAAACTCTTCCGTCTGGAGAAGTATAATACTCTGATATTTTGTCTTTCTTCTTAAGAAAGCCATTTCTTATAAAGAATTTCTCTGTCAAAGGCACCGGAAGCATATCTTCCTCTTTCTCCTCCCACACGTCACCCTCGTTACCTTCAAAATCGAGGTAAGCGACATCATCAAAAACTCCTACTACTTGCATCGGGAACTGCGTTTTAGCTCCTGCCAGCACCCAGTTTCCGAGCATCAATTCTTTTGTCTTTATCATAATTAAATCATTTTATAAGTTCAAAAGTATAAGCCCATACATACGGATTTCTACCCCAATCACCTTTCTTGCCTACTTTGTCTATCAAAGCTGCGTAGGCTTCACGTGGTGTGTCAAAATTAACACTAAATGTAAGTACGTCTCCTGTTGTCTGTTTCACTTTTTGTTTAAAGCAATATCTTGTTGCATTCTTAATTATTCCTTCAGCCAGGCAATCTTCATCGCTAATGTCTTGCAGATGTTGCAATCTTACGTTGGTGATACGTATTTGATGCGGCATCAGTTGAGCTTTAACGAACATCTTATTGTTCCATCCCTTATGCGTTTTCAATTTACCGCATTGTCTTTTATCTTCATCCCAATCTTCCTTACGAAATAAATCGTATCTTGAATCTACTGGGCAACCTCCTTCTGAAACAGACTCATAGCTTTGAGCAACTGCGACAACCTCACCAACTCTGAATTGTGGTTTTACCCAATGTGTATGCTCTTGTGGATTGTCTTTGTTTACCCAACAGAAAGCACCATACAAAGGATCTTTCTCTGGCTCATCTTCGTTTATCCAACCGACAGGAAAAGCAATATCAGTGTTTTTGTACGGAGATGGTGATTTTAATATTCTTCTTGTCTGGGTTTTTCTACCTTCAAGCACTGCTTTTGTAAGCATATATTTATCATTAAAAAGAATCTTTTTCATATAGCTTATAAATTTTCAAGTACAGCTTTTATACCTTCCTCCAAACATTCCTCATAAGTTGGGTAACATTCGTAGTAAGGTCTTTCACTAAATAGTCCGTCAGCGTGTTTAATTTCAAAAGTAAATTCGTAGCCATCTATGCCCCAATCAATAGAAATGTGTGTGTTGCATACTTCTCTTAGCCAACGTGCCGCAAAGGATAGTGTCGGAGCAGAATAGAGTCCTAAATATTCGACTGCGTTCCAATCTTTTGAATTTACCGAATACACAAAATCACCTTTAGCAGAATAATGATTTTTCGTGTACCAGTTAAATCCAGCTTTCTTAAGCATTTTTGCAGATTCAAAGCTCACATATTCATCTTCAATTCGTTGCATATCAAATCAATTTTAGTGCTTCTTCAATACCGGCATTTAATGCTTCCTCATAGCTGTCGTATTGACTGTAATTGTGACAATAATTATTACCTGCATCCATTCGTAAGATGTGATATGTATATTTATCGTCAGACACGTAGTAAGGTGTAACTAATATCCTATGGTTTACCCTTAACCACTTCTGCGCCTCGTACAACGTAGCTGCCGTAACCATGCCGCTATATCCTTTCTCATGCAGCACCCTGGCCGTCTCAACCGAAACGTAATCTTCTATTCCTATCATAGTATTCAGTTTTATAAATTTGAGGAAATTTTCTCAAAATTTCCCCTAATTACCGCAATTTTCTTCATTGCTTATTGCTTTTATGGTTTAACTCGTCCGCCTTATCACGTGCGTATATCCATGTCTTAGTGTCGCTCATAACATTAAGAACTGCCTTCAGACCTGTTTCAACAGACTTATCCTCCGCAATATTCACATCGTCCGTCAGTTTATCCTCAACAAGTATGCGTGCTATATTACGCAAACAATACTCAAGTGCAGAACAGGACATAGACGAGAGACATGAAGATACGGTCTGCCTGCCCTTGCCCTTCATTGTAATTGTAAAGTTTGTAAACTTAGCAGAACGTCTCTTGACATATTCAACGGCCTCGCTGGCAAGCGACTGAGCAACAAGGATGGCTGCGCATACGTTTATATCCGGAACGTCGTATCGTCCTAAAGCATTTGCCAAGGCGATGCGTAACTTTTCTGTATAAGGCTGCACTTTTTCGTAGGCTGCATTGCCAAAGTCTGCCACCCACGCCTTGTCGCAATCGTGAGCCAATAACTCACCGATTGCAAGGGTTAGCTTCCGTATCTCGCCCATACTCGCTTTTGTACCAGTCATGCGATTAATATATGTTCTTATCTGTCTGTCATCGTATAACTCCGGCAAACGCTCTTGCATCATATCCAGTGCGTCTGTTGTATGAATTATCGTGATGTATGCCAACGCAGCAGCTCCGAAAACAGTGCCTGTATATTCGTCACGTGATTTGTCTACTGAAGGCAGTGCGCCTCTCATGAAATATGCGTTTGATTTATCTAGATTGTTCATGGCTTAAATCTTAGTTTTATAAATCCTCGTTTCTCTACTTCCCGAAGTTCCTCGAGCTGTTGCTCATTCACTTCTACATCAGTCTCGCCATTGACGGTCATCCCCTGGCTGATATTGTACCGCTGCCTGATGCGGTGTATAATGCCGCTATCCTGCGTGTTCCAGTATATCGTTGTTTTCATCTTCAATAAACTTTAATCCGTATTTTTCTGTGTAATACTTCTCATTCATTCTTTGCGTGTCCTTGTCGTACATGAGAGTATATGCGTCGGTGGTCTCAATGTAGCCATGACGTGTGATAAGATGCCATTTAGCCTTGTAGACTTTGTAGCTTGTTTCGGCCAAACGTAGTTTTGTTTTCTGTGGTTTGCCTTCCCACTTCCTGTAATACTCCATTTTGTAACATACAGAATGCCTGCGGCCTGCCGCCTTGTAGTCGATATTAGCCCGCGCCTCTCTCCTTACAACTTCCATTTTCTTTTTTATACGTTCCATAGTCTCGGGCGTATGCCTTATGCCTAACTCGTTTGCTATCTTAGCTGCACGTCCTTTAAGTATGCCAAACCTCGCTTCAATCTCACTGCCGGTCATTGTCGGATAGTACTTTTTGACTAACTCAACGTGATAAGGATTGCGCCGGGTGCGCTCGTACTGCATAATGCCGCCCTGCTCGTGGACTATTCTGTACACTGCCGAGAGCGATACACCTGCCGCTCTTGCGACGGCTGTCCTCGGGCGGTCGTTGATGTGGGCTACAATATATTTTCGCTGTTCCTTTGTAATAAATGCCATAGTCATTTCTTCTTTGCCATATTATGCCACATCTCACTGGCAACTGATAAGCTGTCAGCCTTAGCTTGTGCTTCAACATAGCGTTTACTTGCCGTGTCTCTCTCTGCTCTCGCCTGTCCGATGTACGCAAGGCATACAAACAGCATGATTACAAACTCTATCAACATAAACAGGTACGGTTTAGCGTGTACAATGCCGTCTACAGCGCTTAGGATGCGTTTTAAGACCATTTTACACCCCTGCCCGATAAGTTGCAGGCCATCCTTAATTTCGTGGCTCTCGTTGAAAATTATCTTACTCATTGTTTTCTGATTTATTGTTATCATTCTTATGCTGCTCTCGCCATTGCTCGTAGGTTAAAGCTGTTTTCTTCCATTCGCTTTCTTTCTTCTCGAGTTCCATGCTGTCACGCTTTGCTATGATGGCATTCCTGTCTTTCACAAATTGTTTCAATGAAGAAGTAAGTATCATCGGATCCACACTGCCGTAGAACTTGCCATATTTCCCGGATTTAAACCACCAAAAAAATAACATTATCTCTGTTATCTTTAACCAGTGATATTCACCGGCAATGATATACGACAGCTCTTCTAACTGATCTTCGCTTAGTTTTTCTTTGCAGCCGCAAAATTCGCTTACATCAGTCAATAGCGGAACTAAACATGCCGCAGCCGTATTTTTACCGTAAGCCACATTTATCTGGCTAAGTGTTGGAGCTTTGCCCAAAATACAGCGCCATGTGTATTTGCAGTACAATTTCTCATGGCTACAAGTAAAAGTCAGCATAAACTGATCTTTGTTCCCATACGTCTTATGGATTGTCTCTCGCAAGTATCTTTGCGACAAGTCCAGCGGCTTCATTTCTTCGCGCTGCCTTTGTCGTAGGCGCGCCATTGCCTTGTCTGTTTCCATTGCTTTGTCTTTCATTTTCTACTCGCATGCGTATCATAAGCCAGTTGTTGAAATGTGCCATGCAGTCGCGCAATGTTTTGTTCTTGTCGTTAAAACCGCGACAGATGCAATCACTTTCAAAATCATCAAGATATTTTTTCAAACTCTCAATTGTCAAATGATAATTCATTGCCAACGTTTCAAGCCAGCCCTTCGACTTCTTCAGGCTCTTAATGTATTTTGGATAAACCGTCAGCTCAAAATCTTCTGTTCCGGCTCCTGTTTCCTCGCATGCGCACGCGTTAGTAGTCGTAGTAGTAATAATAATATTATTATCTTTATTATTATTTGGGTTAGAGGTGAGTTGCAAAATTTCGGGGTGAGTTATCAAGTGGGTTATGAGGTGAGTTACCAAGGCCTGCAACTCACTATCAGTCAAGTTGTTAAGTGGGTTATTTGGTGTATTGTCAGGTGGGTTGCTTGCCATATTTTGGCTTTGCACTTTCTGATAATTATATTTGTCATAATTTTTCAGAGTAATCACCGTTACGCCTTGGCTGTTGTCTGTAGTGATCATATCATCACGTTTCAACCTCCGAAGAAAAGATTTAACCCATTGTTCAGATCTTCCCCATTTCTTTGCAAGGTATCTATTTGATGCAGGATATTGTCCTCTGTTCCATGTTACTTCGTAGCACCCGATGCGCGACGTTGTCGATGATGCCTCAAATCGTGCAGACTGTATCAAGTCTAACCATGCTTCGGCCTCACTAAAAGCCCGGGCGGCCTGCCATTTCTCGCTTGCGAAGAAACGACGGCTCAGTGTTATATATCCGTCATCCATACCCTACTCTATTAAATACGCCTCTATCTCTTTCAGCATTTCTTCAGCAGAATGTATTACAACATACTTATATCCGTCCTGAATAATTTTCCGCTCCCATTCCTTCTGGTTCTGCTGTTGCCTGCCTTTAGGCGTCTTCACTTCTATAAGCAAAGCGCCGTAATGCCGGTTTGATTTAAGAAAAATCAAATCAGACACACCTGCCAGTGCGCCTTCAGCTTTCATCTTACCTGCAATAATTTTGTTGCGTTTGCCTCCGTTAGGCACGGCAAACAGATTGTGGTTCATGTTCGGATACTTATATCTGAACGCCCTTATACATTCGCATTGTATCCTGTGTTCCTCATCGTCAGGCTTCTTCCTGACTTTATTGCTGGCTTTATTGCCATTGGCAATTTTTCTCATTTCTTCAAGTGTCATATTTCTTTCTGATTTTATTTGAAAGGTTGCTTAACAACCTTGCTCTGTTGTGTTCTTTTGCCGTCGTTGCGTGCTGCCTGTAATAGGAAGCTGCGTCCTGCAAGTACTTCATCAAGAGCTTTGCGTCTGTTTTACTTATTTCCATAGTGGTGCCGCCGCTCTCGCTGCGTGATGCGAGCCTTCAGCTCTCCCGGCACCTGGTGTCAAATCTTAGCAATTATGCTTGTCTTGACCATGCCGTCGAGCGACATATCGTCTAAGCCTTGTTTCATATATTCATTTGCCTTATTGGTAGCCTCAACAAGGCTGTCGGCACGTATGAGCACATAATACTTCTGCTCTTTCTCGTTAGCGTTGTCGTCAATGGTCTTTGTTACAATTTTCGCCTTGTAATAATAGTCCTTATCATCGCTCTCGTTGACTATCTCACGCACATTGCTGCGCTTGATGGCAATAACGTCACCTTCCTGGTTATAGTCAGCATAGCTGTGCATTCCTGCGTGTTCTGCCTCGGCAAACAATTCACAATCTGTTATATATCGTTCTGTAACTTCCTTCTCGCTGCCGTCCTCCTGCAACTTCCGGACCTTTGTCGTTATTTCGTATAGCATATTATTAAAATGGTGGTTCGTCATCATTATTACTCTCACTCTCCTGCGGTTGCGGTGCCGGCTGTTGCGCCTCTTTGGCTCCGTATGGCTCAACCTTGTAGCCTCTTATCGAATTGAAGTATCGAACGTTGCCGTTCTCGTCCTTCACTTCCCTGCCGTTAATATCGTAGCTTACCGTCACGGCATCGCCGACCTTGTAATCGTCAAGTTGTTTCATCGCTTCACCGCTGAACTCAAAGCTCGGATAATTGTCATACTTCGGTTCGCCGGTTATCGGATCGTAACGTTTTGCGTCAATAACAAGCTGTCTTTTATAGAACGAATTGCCCGATTTGCCCTTTATCTCCTGCACATCTGTTATAAGATGTATCTTTCCGCTAATTGTGTTTGCCATTATTTTATAGTCAATATTATTTGTTCTGCTTTATTTATTTTTTCTTCCAAAAGTTTCATATCCGCCTCGTCCGGATATATTCTCACTATATGTATAGGATGCTGCTGCCACGGGCAATATGCGACAAAATCGCACCATTCTGCGCCCGTACACATCATGTGGCTTTGGCACTGCCAGTAGTATTCAGGTTTGACTTTCTTCAGCGTCGCGTTATCCTTAACTTCACAACGATAACGCATATAGCTTTCCTGGTTCGGACATTTTATCTCAACGCAACCGCTCTTTCCGTCGCCGTCGTCTGCAATAAAGCCGTCAGGACTTGACGCGAAGTGCGGTATTGTCTTGTGTGCTACGCTGCCTCGTTCAACTACTGCATATCCTTTCAACTTAGCATACAGCTGTCTTGCGTACTCTTCTTGTTCTGTGCCCCAACGCATGGCCTTTGTCTCAACGTTCGTGATGTTCAGATATTCGTCAAACAGATTATCGTCATTCACGACCAGCGGGTTCATGTATCTTGTTGCCGCTACGTTATATATATAGCTGTTAGCTGTTTCGGAGAAGCCGCCTGAGCGGCTCTCCTTTGTAAGTTTCCACACATTGCTGCCGGTGAAGTTCCCGAGCCGCGCCCGGTACCAGCCCAGACTATGCTGTTCGCTTTCTTTTATTTTATCATCTACAACAGCAGCAGATGATACATCTATTGTTATCGCATCGTTCATAACAGATTACCTTCCTTCACTTTGTTGTCTGATTTCTTTGTCTTTGCAGGCTTTGCCTCTTCAACAGCCTGTTCAGCCATCATCGACAGCTTGTCTTTGTTGGTAAGGTCCACATATTCCGCGTCTACCGTATCTTCAGCTTCTTCTTTTGTCAAGAATCCCATACTGATCTCTGGCGAATACACTCTTGACCACCAGGCCGCAGCTCTATACCTCAGCATAAGTTTCGCCATTGTGCGCCATTTACTTCCAGATTTCGTGTACCAGCCTTCTTTAATGGCTGTTTCAATCGACACCGGGTTACTCTCAAGTATCTCACCTGTAGATAACTCTGTTGCATAGGCGATGCACTCATAGTTGTCAATGTTCGTTCCGTCAAACTCAAGTTCTACGATTGTGTTCTTCTTCAAGACAGGATCGTATCTCGTCTCGTTGTATTTTATTTTACCGACCTTGCCGAGATTTCGTTCTCTGTATTTAAGCGATGTAAACTTACCGCACATGTTGATTGTTGATATCAAGAAGGCCGATCCCCAACGTGGCGTACCTTTGATGATATTCAGGTTCTGCATCACCATAAGCGGATTTACATTCATTCTCATCGCCATATCAACGGCGATGATACAGTTTCCAATATTCTCTCTGTAAATGTCAGGTACAATAGTACTTTCAGCGTACATCTTGCCCATGCGCTGCATAACTTCAAATTGTTTTACCGTCTGCCCCACAGGTGTCAGGGCAAACTCTGCAGCTTGCTTCGCCTGTATAATCTGCATTTCTTGATTATCCATAGAATATTTGTTTAAATTGTTAATAATATGTTCTCTGTTTCCTTCTCTATCCTAGAAGTATCTATATCAGGAATTTTTGCCCTTTCATCTTCAGAAGATAATTCTATATTCAATATTCTACATTCGGCTATCGTTGGTATAAATCCTCCGGTGCCGTTGTAATAGTCATCCTCTGAATATCCACTCACAGTTACATCAATTGTGAGTACAAGTGTTTCGGTTTTCTTTTCAACTGATACCGATGATATTCCGGCATTAGCGCAGTCGGCACATTTCTGTGCTAATTGCTCGTAGTCTCTGTTGTATAGTCGCATAGGCTTATTATTTGTACAGCAATTTGTACCACATCTTATACAGGCTTTTGCCGTATTCTACTGCAAACCACGCAAAAGCTACTACTAACGCTGTTGCATCACCTGTCATGCAGGTGTGCACAAATGCTGCTATGTTGGCAGCGATAACTAACTTTTTCATATATATTGTTTCTTGTTTTTCAAGTGAAAACCCAGTGAACTTCACAGCGGACTGGGTAAAAATCATGATAAGATTTACAAAAAAAATTCTTCAGCTGTTGTTATGTCATCATCTTGTTAGCGTGGTGCCGGCAGGGATCGAACCTGCACTCTCCGCGCCACCGGAGATTATACCCAATCGTAGTACTCAATTTAGGCGTACCACATATTCTTTATTAATATGGGTGTATCCTATTTAATGGGATTATTTAGCGTCTACCAATTCCGCCACGACACCGAAACTTCAGGAGCCTCACGGCGGCTGAAGAATGAGATAATAAAAACTTTCAGTTCAAATTTTACCAATGAAAAAAAACACCTCTGTGTCATACAAAAACATAAAAACATAAAAACTTTATGGTATGATAGTGCCGAACGCCCGATTCCCCCGTAGCCAATTTAATGGCAGCGCCGGCTATAAGTCAAACTGATGCATCAGCCAAAATGGTCGCCCACACCATGCCCTTTATAACCTTTGTCTTATCGACTGGACTAATTTCGTAGCATATAGCATCACTCAGTATTCAGTTCAACAGAAGTACTAATATAGTACACATAAGCAGTTCGTTGCCCTATGCGATACCTATGTGTTCAGTCGCACCTGCTTATGATTTATGGCCTTTTGCGATTTGTATTCAATATATAGCCCTACTCGCGTCCTCGCTGCCGTGTCATAGATTGTCAGTCTCAACGGCAGCTTCGCTTTCGTCATTTGTCCCAATATGTCAAAGAACTTTTAAGCTATAGAGTTTTTCACTTTTCGTTCTTCACTCTTCACTTAATTGTGGTGCCGCCGCTCTCGCTGCGTGATGCGAGCCTTCAGCTCTCCCGGCACCTGGCAAATTATTCGTAAGTGTTCAGTGCTTTCATTAAGCCAAATGTTGCCACGGCCTCTTTTATTTCCTTCTTCGAGTAATACATCGGTGAATTGTCCGCCGGACCTCTCATTGCCTTTATCGTCCCGTTGTCCACAAGAGCTTTAAACACCTTGTAGTCAATCTTCACTATCCTAAGCCAGCTTTTAACGTCCTTCAGCCGCAGCTTGTCCTGCGCAGGCTCGTATGCCCTTACGGCTTCCATAAACCCCACCTGCACAAACTTCTGTATGCTGTCTCGCAATTCGTTGTATTCTATCGTTATCTTCATACCCACTCCCCTTTTATTACCGGGTACGCCCTAAGGCCATAAAACCAAACGCCAATTTAAATCTTACTGCCCGCTGAGGGCGTTCCCGGAAAATTTGTTATATTTAATGAGCTCCGTTGCTGGCTTCTTGGCAGCAAGGAGGAACAATCCCGTCTTTTATCCAGTCTAACATCTCCTGCGGAGAGCCGAACAGCCCGAGGCTTCCCGCCTGTATGCAGCGTTTCCGCAGGTTGATGTCACCTTCCCTTATTCCTTTCTCCAGCCAACGCCATTCATCAAAGAAAGGCATCCACCCTTTATGGTGCTTCAACTGCCACATACGCAGAGACCGCTCCATGGCACGCACATCATGTCCTATACGTATTTCATCCATATCCATTTCTCCTTTATATTTATGTTCTTGTTCCCGTCCCGGTAAGTTCAACCGGGCTTGGAAGGCGTATCTTCACGGGAAAATCATTAACTTTGCATCGCTAACTTTAAAGATTAATGATTATGTGTAATTCTGAAGAAATCAAAGAGCGTCTGCGCTCAATGGAGCGTGAGTTTAATTCAATGCAGTGTCCAGACTGCGGCGGCCTGCATCAGTGCCGGCTGCGGTTCACCGGCGGTGACATCGTCGTGTCATTCAGGCGCGAACCCCTCGGCCTGCCTTGCTGGGGATATACGTCCTTTGTAAACCAGAGCGTAAGAGACCTGAAAGCCCAATACAATATCCCCCTTGAACCGTAGCGGAGAGACGACGAGATTATCTCCAGCTTCTCTATTTTTGTGAGCGGACGGTAGACGGGTCTCGGGGTTTGCCCCTTAGGCACCTTGAAGTCTTCTAAACTTTCCGCCCTCACTTTCTCCGTGTCTATCGTCAGGCAAGTCCAGTCGTCGACGAATGTCGCTATCCCCTTTGAATATCTCTCCATTTCCGTATTTATTTATCATGTCCAACTCTTTCCTGTCCCATTACTCCCGTTTGTCTTATTAAAAGGGCAGGCATCTCCAATGAACTAAAAACATTTCGTATGGAATGAAATGCGGAGATATACGCTCCTGCCCTCTGTTTAGCCTTATATTTGCGCCGAACTAAAAACATTTTATATGGAAAATCTCAACCAAGAGTTCAAGGCTCGTCTTGAGGCCTTGTCGTGCCCCGTTCACAGGATACACCCTGTAATCACCGTTCCACTTCATGGTATGGTCTTCACTTATGCCCCGTTTTGTTGTCGGCAGTTCCAAGAGTATGTATTCTCTATAGCTCCTGCCATTTATCAAGAGCTCGCGTCAGACGGTCGTTATCTTCCTTAGTTGCTCCATCCTTGTGTAAAATTACAGTGGCATGGATTTCAAACCCTTCAAGTTCTCCGAGTAAGGCATCAAGCTTTTCCCGGAATTCTTTTCGCGTCCTTGCGTTTAGCATTATCATTCCGGCACACCCTGCTGTATCTGCCTCATGCCCAACTCTTTCCTGTCCCATTTGTCCCATTACTCCCATTAACTTTCAGAATCTCTTTATCATCTTATACTCCCTCGCCAGCTCCCTCACCCGGTTCTCTGCCGGAGTGTCCGCGTTCCATTTCAGCGCACGGGTCACTGTCATGCGGCTTACACCCGCAATCTCGGCGAGCCGCTCCACCTCGCCATGCCTTAATATTATTCTCTTTCGCTTTGCCATATCGTTTTTAATTCTTATATTTGCCGTTAAATCGCCATGCGTTACATTTCTGTCGCCTTGACGTTGTGTGAATGTTATGTTTACGAGTGCAAATATAGACTAATAGTCTTAGACTTCCAAAGAAATAGTCTTAAACTTTTAGTCTAATAACATTATTTAAGATTTAGACTATGGGACAACGAGAAAGAATATTACAATTCATTGAAAAAATGAATATATCAAGAGCGGAATTTGAACGGCGTTCAGGTCTTGCTAATGGTTATGTAAAAAAATTGAAAAGTAATTTAGGCGACGGGAAACTTAATGATGTCTTAACAGCTTTCCCAAACTTAAATAAGATTTGGCTTCTCACTGGCGAAGGTGAGATGTTAAACACGTTAAACGATGAAACTGAATACAACATTTCGACAGGTGAAACATCGCAAAATGTGCAAAAGCACATGATAAAATATTATCCGAACGTAAACGGCTCAATGGGCGGAGTTCAGTTTATTGACGATCCAAACGAAATGGTTTGTGAAATTACCATACCTGGATATTCTGATTGTAAATTTGCGATTAATGCTTATGGTGATTCTATGTACCCACTGATAAAAAGCGGCCAAATCATCCTTATGTCTGAATGGTCTGAAAGTTTCATTGATTGGGGACGTATATATCTTGTCGTAACAAAAAGCGGCTACAGAGTAATTAAAAGACTTTATCCTGGTGCATCCGGCACTACAATTACCTGTAAAAGTGAAAATTCAGAAACAAATCCTCCATTTGAAATAGAAAAATCTGACATCAATAAGGTATATCTTGTGAAAGGCTGGATTTGCAGAGATGCAATATAA